ACCGGTTCTGGCGCAATCACTGGGGCGCAGATGTCCCACCCGTTGACGATGCGTTCCAGGCTGGATGGGACGCGGCACACCTCGCCGCTGGTTACCGCAAGCCGACGTTGCCAAGCGTGGAGGACGTGGCCGATCTCATCGAGCCGCTAGTTCCTGTTCCCGCGACCTCGCCCGATGGGATCTGGGGGCACGGGCAACGACTGGTGGCCGAGCAGATTGCCACCGCGATCAAGGCCCACCTGTTGGACGGGGGCGACCGTGGCTAAGTTCGGTTGGTGCCTCGACGCGCACCACGGAACTTGCCCCGGAGCCAACAACGGACTAGTGTGTACCTGTGAGTGCCACTCAACAAAGGAAGGAACCCCATGATTCTGAATGATGAGCAGCAACAGGCTGTCAACGACTTGGCCGCTGTAGCGGCGTTGCACAAGACTCTGAAGGTCGAACTGCAAGAGGAGTTCGACCGCATGTACCAGGAGCGCAGTCAGGAAGTCCAGACCCGTCGCTCCGCCCTTGCCCGGTACTGCCGCGACCTCGGAGTGCCGAAGCGGCGCATCGGCTTGGCTTTGGGCACGCAGGACTTCCGCACCGTGCAGGCTCTCCTCGGAGATGAGCGCTCGATTAAGGCGGACGAAACCCAGGGCACCGTGACGATTACGCTATCCCCCGGAGGAGATGTGGCGACCTTCGCTATGTCCACGTACATCGTGAACAGCCAGGCGCTCACAGGTGAGGCTACCCTCAACCTGCTGGGTGACGAGTGGATGGCCGCTACCGAGGACGAACTCGACCTGGCGGTGGAGCGCGCTATCTTCGGGGACACGCCGGACGAGGCCCTGAAGGAGAAGTTCCTTGCGGCTACCGTGTCAGGATAAGCCACAGGACTGGTTCCCTCCCGAGGACGAACGTACCGAGTGGTACTCCAACTCCGAGGTAGCCAAGCGCTCCAAGACGATGTGCAACTACTTCTGCCACTTGGGACCAAGGGCCTGTCTGGAGCAGTTCGGGAAGGAGCCTCACGGGATCATCGGGGGGCTGAGCCCGGACGAGAGGATGGTGTCGGCATGGCGCTAGAACTCGACGCGAAGCAGCAAGAGGTTGTAGACCAGATTCTCGCCGGTCGCCACGAGGGCGGAGCGATCATCGCGGGCGAGATGGCTACGGGTAAGACCAACGTCGCTGTCAAGGTCTGCCAGGAACTCGCGCTGCCGGTCGTCCTGCTGGCGTGCCCAATCAAGGGCACCCGCGTGAGTTGGAAGCGCACCTTCCGCGCGGGAGGCTACAAGGGCGAGTTCTACAATCTGACCAACGACGAGGCCGAGAACTTCGCGCGCTTGAAGACGGGCGAGCCTGGAGTGTACATCATCGGGCGCGAGTACCTTCACCTCTGCACAAAGCCGGTGATCCGCAACGGCGTGGAACTGCGCCCCGCGCACATCGACTGGTTGAAGGTTCGCACCATCGACATCGCGATATTCGATGAGGTTCATGCCGCTGCGAACCGGAAGTCCGCCACCTACCACGCGTGGTTCAGCGTGCGCCCGAAGACCCTGAAGATCGGCATGTCCGGTACATGGTTCGGAAACCGGTTCGAGGGGGCCTGGGCCGTGAGCCGCGCGATCTGGCGCGACAGGATCGACCGATCCTTCTGGCGTTGGGCTGAGAAGTGGACTCGCATCGAGTACCAGTGCCCTCAGTGCATGGCCCCTCAAGAGGATGACGAGCCAGGGTTGTGCTACGCGTGCTACGAGCGTATGACGCCGAAGACGATCATCCGCTCCGTGGGGCCCGAGAAGGCCGCTGGAGAGTTCGTTAAGACCTTGCCCGCGTACTTCCGATGGACCGCCGAACTGGATGGTGACGACCCTGCTGGTTGGGAGCCGACCCAGGAGACGCTGATTGTGGAGTTGGGGCCGCGCCAACGCAAGGCGTACACTCAGATGGAGGACGACGCCCTCGCGTGGCTGGAGGATAACCCACTGTCGGCGGACCTTCCGGTGAGCAAGTATTCCCGCCTGCGCCAGTTGGCCCTCGGGCTCCTGAGCGTGGTGGGGGATAAGGTCTGGCTGAAGCCAGATGCGGAGTCCGCCAAGATCGACGCGCTCGTGGAGTGGTTGAACGATCACCCGGAGGGCAACGTCCTCATCGGCACAGACTCCCGCATCCTCGCGGACATCCTGCCGCACCGCCTCAAGAAGGAGTCGGTCACGCTGTGGACTGGCGGCACCTCGCATAAGGATCGGGAGAAAATCCTGTCCTCCTGGGGCATGTCAGACCGCCGTGAGATTCTGGTAGCCACCATCCCCGCGATGGCCGAAGGCGTGGACGGTATCCAGCACGTGTGCTCGACGTTGGTCTGGATGAGCAAGGAAAAGAGCGAGATTCTGAACCAACAGTTCCGCGCCCGCTTGCTTCGACGCGGACAGAAGAGTAGAGTGCATGAGGTGGAGATCGTCGCCGCCGAAACCAAGGACGAGCCGGGCAACAACCGCCTCGACCGCATCCATGCAGAACGTCTAGCCAGCCAAGGGAGGTCAAATGTCTGATCCACTGTACAGTTACGGGGGGGACTTCCACCGAAGTCTCACCGCGCTCGGGTGGGTGAAACCGCCCCGCTCGACGCGGCTGCCGATCCTCGGCACCGCGTGCCCCGAGTGCCTCGCGATCCCCGGTGAACGTTGCCGGACGCGCAACGGCTCGGCCACACTATCCCACCACGTTGGAAGGAGGAGAATTGCGTTCCGTACTCAGAGAGATGCTCAAGCAGCAAACAGCCCGCGATAAGCAGGCTCTTGCTGGGCCCTCGTCGCTGGCGAGCGGGTGTGACGCCTGTGTGGCGTACGCGCTGACCAACATACCCGAGCCCGAGGAACGCCCGTACTGGCTGGGGGCCGTGATCGGCACGGCGGTTCACCTCCTGACGGAGAAGCGCGTGGCGAAGCATCTGCCCGAGGCGATGACCGAGGTCAACCTGCACGTCGGTGACCTGGAGGGGTACGGAGAGATTCGCGGCACGGTGGACTTCTATGAGAACGGCATCGTCCGTGACTGGAAGGGCACTGACCGCAAGAAGAAGCCCGGTCTGCTCAAGGCGTACGACGCCCCGACTCCGGTGGAGGGCGAGCCCAACACCGCCAAGGAGGCGCGCTTGAAACTTCGGGGGTACGTGGGGCAGATGCACCTGTACGCCCGAGCATTGGTGGAACTTGGTCACGAAGTCGATCAAGTTGTGCTAGAGTTCTTCTGCCGGGACGGATCGGGCGACGACGACATCTTCACGATGGAGTACCAGTACGATCCTGAGTTCGCAGAAGCGATCTGGGAACGGGTGGAATACATCTGGTCTCGTCTGCACGATGAGGCGTGGGCCAGCGATCCCTATTGCATCGCGTGTGCCTTACGGTAGATCGGAGAATCGTGTGCGCTGAAGAAGGATGTAGAAACGCGGTACATGCGCGTAAACTCTGTAGCAAGCACTATCGGCGTTGGTTGAAGCATGGGTCCACGGAGTTTCCCGGTGATACCTGTATGGAAGACCGGTTCCGGCGCACCGGTTGGACAGAGGTGTTGCGCTCCCTAGACACCCCATGCTGGGAGTGGAGGGGGACGATATCTGTAAGAGGCTACGGACGAGTCTCTTTCATGTATCGGCACCTAATGGCGCACCGATTCTCTTACGAAATCCATTGTGGCCCAATTCCATTAGGATACGTAGTGCGCCATAGGTGCGATAATCCGCCCTGCGTGAACCCGGAGCACCTGGAAACTGGAACACAGGGGGAGAATCTTCGGGACATGGTGGAGCGGGATCGGATGCCTCGTGGATCAAGTAGGCCGAACGCGTTGCTGAGTTGGGGCAAAGTAGAGGAGATACGGTCGTCTCAAGAAACAGGAGCGGCATTAGCCAAGAAGTTTGGGGTGTCTCGATCCGTGGTAAGTAACGTGAGGCGGAACAAGACGTGGAAAAACCCGCCTTGCGCCGCTACAGGCTCTCTGGTAGGGTAACTTCAAGAGCGAGATTCGCTCAACATGAACAAGTAAAGGAGGAAACAAGTGGGCGCACTAGACGTTTACAAGGCACACATTGTCAAGCCATCGGACCTCAACAAGCCGAACTTCATCGCTCTATACGGTTGTGCTGGCGGGGGCAAGAGTTGGCTGGCTGCATCCATCTCGGATGCTCCGGGGTACAACCGGGTTCTCATCATCGACACGGAGAACTCCACCCAGGGAACCGTCGCCAACTTCGATGACGCGAAGATCGACATTATCCCCGTGTCTACCCACGGGGGCTTTGAGGCTGTGTGGCAGGCTGTTCTCGAAGAGGACGCCGCAGGTACGCTGGAGTACGATGCGGTGGTGATCGACACCTTGGACGTCGCACAGGACCGCGCTCTGGCGTTCTTCGAGTCGGAGATGGAGGCCACTGGCAAGGCCGATGGCTTCGCCAAGTGGGGCCGCGTCAAGGAGTGGACCGAAGCCGTGGGCCGCAAGGCTCAGGAGATGACTGCGTTGACCATCGTCGTGACGCACTCGAAGCGGGAGAAGACGGAGAACGGCCCGTTCTCGGACATGCTCAACCTGGCGGGTTCCGCTAAGGACACCTTCCCCGGAATCCCGGACATCGTGGCCTTCGTGGAGCGCGAGGGTGACACCACTACGGTTCACGTCGGATCGTCCAAGAACCGCTCGACCAAGAACCGCTTCAACCTTGAGAGCACCATCGAGAACCCCACGATGACCACTCTCCTGGCCGCAATCTCGGAGCACGGTTCCGAGAAGTCAACACCCAAGGCTGCCCCCAAGGCAGCACCGAAGAAGGAGGAAAAGTAATGGGTTTCCAGAACAACGCGGGCCTTGAGCCCGAGGCCATCACCAACGGCTCGTTCGAGCCGTTGCCTGACGGCGTGTACGAGTTCACGATCTACGAGATCAAGCAGGACGTGTTCAAGAGCGCCAAGAACGACGGCAAGCCCCGTCTCGTGGTGACGCTCAAGATTCCGACCGACGCAGAGAAGTTCTCCGGTCGCCAGATCACGGACTTCAAGGTCCCGTTCTTCACGGAGGAGGGCAACGACTGGGCCAACCGCACGGCCAAGAACTTCTTCATCACGGGCCTCGGGCTGGCGTCCTTCGATGACATCCCCGACGACCTGGATGACCTGCTCGGCACGCGTATCAAGGCGGTCCTGAAGACCGGCAAGAACCAGAACGACGAGGCGCAGAACGAGATCGCTCGCTACGTGTCCTCGGATGTCGAGGTCAAGATCGCGGAGCCCGCTGTCAAGAAGGCTCCCGCGAAGCCCGCGCCCGGCGGGAAGTTGTAGTGCTCCGCATCGAAACCGCAAGTGGGGCCACCTACTTGTGGAGGTCCGAGGAGGGGCTGGTCAAGCGTACCGGCCCCTCCGAGGATCACGCTGATCTGAAGCACCCAGACGACCGTTGGCTCCCGTACCACCTGTGTACGGTCCCCGAGGTCGGACTCCCGTGGAAGATCATCTGGCTCGATAACAAGATGCGGCGCACCACCGCCGTGACTTCGATCAAGGAAGTGGAGGAAGCATGACCCCCGAAGACAAGGACATCGTGCTGGCAATGCTGTACGCCAAGCACAACGCCGCCAAGAAGGAGTACCGCGCGGCGATTCTCGACATCATCGGCGCGGTCGAGGTTCTCTGATGGACCCGGACAAGTTCGACCGCATGTTCGGAGGGTTCTTCGTTGCGGCAGCCGTCATCTCTGTCGTGGTGACGGGCGTGCTGGTCTGGGCCGTTGTGGCTCTGGTCAAACACATCACGTAACCGCACCGGCTGTCCCTCGGGTACGGCTACAACGCTTGGTCCACGTTACGGACTACCGCCCCTCTGGCGAAATTGGCAGACGCGCGTGGCCCAAACCCACGTCTCGCAAGAGGTCCGAGTTCAACTCTCGGGAGGGGCACGAGAAGGCGGGGGTCGGTATGCGCCCCGAGGCAATAGGGATCAAGGGATCAGAAGGCAACTACACCCTCCCTCCCCCGCCTTCTTTCCGCGCGGTATACTGAGAGACCAACTTCAACAGAAAGGGGACGGAACCACATGCTTCTCGAAGCGGCCTACTCGGACACCCCGGGTTTTGCCCAGATCGTAGTGGGCCACTACGAAACCGGCAAACTTTGCATCGACCGCCAGCGCTGGTTCGAGATGCCGGGGGAGTACCTCCGTCTCGTTGAGTTCGTTGAGGCAAACACTGCCTCCGACGTTTACTACACGCCGTCCACGTTCTCCGTCAAGGAACGGCACGTGGACTCCACCAAGTTCGCGCGCCTCGTGTGGGCCGACGCGGACACCTGCACGCCGGACAAGTTCCGCGCAGAGCCCACGTTCGTCGTGGAGACCTCTCCCGACCGATACCAGTGCTACTGGCTCCTGGACGCCGATGCGGACACCACCGCCGCGTCTGAGTTGTCCCACCGCATCTCCTACGCGCACGCTGACGAGGGCTGTGACGTATCCTCCTGGCCCGCCAACAAGTTGATGCGCGTTCCCGGCACCACCCACGGCAAGACCGAGGATCACCACGTCGTCACCATCCGCCCCCCTTCGGGCCTCCTGTACTCCTTCGCGGAGTTGGACGCGCTGTACTCGGACATCGAGGTCCCCAGCGTGATCCGCGTGGACGAGTTCGAGCGTGGTGATCTCCCCTCTCCCGACGCGGTGCTGAACGGCATCCCCGGCCACCTCATGGAGACCTTCACGGGCGGAAACTTCGTGCCCGAGAAGCGTTCGGAGGCCCGCTGGCAGTTCGAGACCGAACTATTCCGGGACGGAGCCACCCGTGAGTTCGTGTTCGCCGCCGTGAAGATGGCCGCAGGAGGTCGCCTGGAGAAGTTCACCTCCCAGGGCCGTGAGAGCGACCTGTGGCGCGAGGTATGCAAGGCGTACACCTCCGTGCAGGGGGACGACCTTCCGTTGGAGCCAGGTGGCCCGATGGTCTCCGCGCCCGTCGAGGTCTCGTTCCTGTCGGACGCGGAGCGCCGCTGGGTAGAGGACAACCCCACGTTCATCGAGCAGTACGTAGACTGGGTGAAGACCTGCTCCCCGCAGTCTGCTGAGACGTACCAGCGCTCGCTGGCGTTCATGGTGCTCTCGTGCGTCTACGGAAACTGGGCGTACCTCAAGCCACAGTTCGGACCGATGAAGTTGAACCTCTGGTTCCTGATCGTCGGTCCCACCACCGCGACGCGCAAGTCCACCGCGCGCAGGTTGGCCCTATCCCTAGTACACCGATGGGAGAAGCGCGCCGGTACGCGCATCGACATTGGCTCCGACGCCACAGGCGAGGCGCTCACCAAGACGCTCTCCGACCGGGACGGGCTCGTGAGCCTCTTCCACCGAGATGAGTTCCAGGGCTTCCTCAAGGAGATTTACACCAAGAACTACATGTCTGGCCTCGCGGACGAACTCACGAATCTGTACGACGGACACGTCAAGCAGGTCCTCCGTAACAGCAAGGACTCGGGCAACGACAAGCGCGCGGAGACCGTCTTCAACATGCTCGCAATGGGCATCGAGGAGAAGATTTCCGCTACGCTGACGACGGACAACTTCGCGTCCGGCTTCCTGCCCCGCTACCTGTGGTCCGTGGCGGACGCTCCGCCGTGGGTTCCCGAGGACGAGCATGTCGGTCAGGACACGGACGATGAGGAAACGACCGACATCGGCCTCGACCTCGTGGCCTCCGGGTTCATCATGTCCTTCGAGCGCGCCCGCCGGAAGTGGAACTCCACCAAGCCCAAGCGTCTGCTGTTCGATGACGACGCCTGGGAGCGCTGGAATGAGTGGAAGGTCGAGTCCAAGCGGTTCATCCGGGGCCTGCCCAACGAGACGATCATGGAGCCCGCTCGCGACCGTATGGCGTTCTCCGTGCTGAAGGCCGCAGGGCTCCTCGCGATCCACGACTGTTCCTCCACCGTGTCACTGGAGCACCTGCTCCCCGTGCTGCGACAGGCGGAGGACTGGTTCCAGGATATGATGCGGATGGCAAACGCCATCGCGTCGAGCGATTTCGAGGCCAAGGCAGATGAGATCGAGCGCATGGTCGCTCAAGCGGGCGGCACACTGTCGCTGCGAAAGGTGTACGGGTCCCCGAAGTTCAAGGGCGCTCGTGTGGGCGAAGTTGACGAGCACATCCGCTCGTTGGTAGCCCAGGGACGACTACGTTCGCGTAGTGGGTCCCTCGTAACTACGGAGGAGGAATAGCACATGATTGAATTGAAGAACGCACTGTTCGAGGATGAACTGTTTGAGCAGTTTGTCGCCCAGTTCCCGCGCCGCATGGACGCGCTTGCGTGCCTGGTGGAGTTCAAGTACAGCCTGACGGACCAGATTCGGTCCCAGCGAGCGCTAGAGCACATCACCCAGGAGTGGGAGCGCCGCATCACCGCGCTGGTGATCCGCACGAAGGTCCGCATCGCAGAAGTGAAGCGCCAGATTCGCGCGGACGGCGACGGAGACGCGATGGAGGACCTCCTGGCGGACCTCCGCGAGGATCGAGACGACGATGCGCTATAGGGCTCGCTACCTGGGTCGGGGCTACTGGGCGGTCACTAACGCCCAGAACATCGGGCAGGGGTGGATCAACGTGTTTGCCTATGCGACGCGCTACCCGTGGTGGTGGCCCAAGGAGAACACATCGACGGGGCCAGGCGGGATGAAGGCGTGGCTCGCGATTGGCGAGATGCTGGAGGACATCGAGGAATGGGCCCGCCGTAAGGGCTACGCAGGAATCGAGATCGAAGCCTGTAGCGAGAAACACCTCAAGTTCTACACCGCCCGCTTGACACGCAGGGGGTATGAGGTGGAAGATGATGACGATGGCGGGATGCCGCTCCTAGTGAAAGGACTATGACATGCACTTCGAGGTTTACAAGGACAAGGCCGGGGAGTACCGCTCCCGCCTGCTCGACACCAATGGCCAGACGCTGGCCTTCACGCCGTGGCGAGGCACCAAGAAGGAAGCGCTCGACATCATCAAGCGCATCCAGTCCGAGGCACCCAACGCGATTGTGGTGGACAACTCGTGAACACGCTGGAAGAGGCATATGAGGAGGCGTGGAAGCGTTACCCGGCCCCGTGGGACTCGTACGAGGACCAGCCGGTGGATGACTACGGCTACGGGTCCTACGCACGCGACGCGTTCATGGCGGGCGTGCAGTGGGCCCTTGATCTGGCCTGGGAGTACGATAACCGCGAACCGCGAGAGCACTTGATGGACAACCCCTACGAGGGCGGCGAGTGATGACCGATCTCACTTACTCCCAGCGCAAAGCCCTGCGCCGCATCTCGCGCGGTGGGTCCATCTCTCGGACGATGACTTCCGATTCGGTCATCAGCCAGTGCTTCGAGTGGTCGCACCCGATCAACCCGCCCAAGCCGCTCCCCGAGATGAATGTCATCGAGTGGTGCGACTGGGAGGCACAGGTCATGTCCGCCCGCCCCGTGCTGAACGAGTACGGAGCGAGACTGCTGGCCGAGTTGGAGGGAGAGAAGTGACGGATAAGCGTGATGCTTGTCCGGGATGCGGCGGGCAGAAGACCGCCGTATCCCAGTTTTGCAGCGCGTGTAGGAAAGCGATGGACAAAGGGGTCAACTCACCCAACTGGAGAGGGGGCGTCAAGCCTTGCCCCGATTGTGGCGGACGTAAGGAGAGGTACTCTGCTCGATGCAAACTTTGTTCGGGGAAGGCTCGACAAAGGTTTACTGACCTGACCCACCTCGACGCGGCAGATCGACAACGGGCCTTCCGTCAGACCCCCAAGGGGAAACTGCACGTCCTTACGATGAACCTCAAGAAGTTCGGACTGACGCCTGAGACGTACTATGCTAAGGTCGAAGAACAAGGCGGCGTATGCGCGTCTTGTGGGAACCCAGAGAGTCAGATTCGAGACGGCGCCCCTTTGCGGCTCTCTATAGACCACGACCACTCCTGCTGTGAGGGCCAGCGAAGTTGCGGTTCTTGCATCCGTGGGTTACTCTGCAACAGATGTAACCGGGCCCTCGGACTTCTGGGGGACTCCGAAGAAACCCTACAATCGCTCTTGAGTTACCTCAAGCGCTGGAAAGGAGACGATGCCCAATGACCACTGACCCGCGAACCCGCGTGTACGTGGCGGGTTGAGCCCCATGACCGGATTGCCCGAGTTCAACTTCCCCGCATTCGACAAGGCTGCTGCGGAGTACCGCGCACGCGGCTTCACGGTCATCAACCCCGCCGAACACGACCGTGAGAACGGCTTGGACGTGACAGGAATGACCGGCGACCCCGCTGAACTGGAAGGTCTCTTCGACCTCAAGGAGGCGCTCCTCTGGGACCTCCAGCAGGTCGCAGACGCTGACGGCATCGTGCTGCTCGAAGGCTGGGAGAAGTCCTCCGGCGCTCGCGCGGAACTAGCGCTCGCCGCTGCGTTGGGTAAAACGGCCTACTTCCCAGCGGCCCCCCCTTGGTTCTACATGCGCGCCAAGGACGTGTTCCTGTCGCGGTGGTCGGCGGCGTGACCGACGTCCTCTACTACGCGACTACCGACCGCATCACGCCGCGAGCGATGGAGATTCTGAAGCGCGCTCGCGGGATCGCGTACGGCGAGCAGGAGATCGACTTCGTAGAGTCCCAGCCGGGTGTCGGCTCGCTCAACTTCGGACACCACGGCCTGCCGGACGGCTCGATCCGCACCCTCGGGATGCGGGAGATGCCCGAGACCCCGAACGCGGAGTACATCGTCGCCGCAGCCATGCGGTCCTACGCTGACCGTCTGGAGTACCGGGCCCCCACGACCAGCGACGTGCTGTGGCTCGACACGGAGGCGGATGGGGTGGAGCACCGATGGTCCATGCCCACGGAGAAGTACGTGCGCCTTGGGCAGTATGCCTGGGACCAGGACGAGGAAGTGCAGTTTGTGTACTCCGCCGCCGAGGTCCGCGACCTCATCGAGTCCGCCGCCGTCGTTGTGCCACACAACGGGCACAACTTCGACCTCTCCGTGGTGTACGGCAAGGACTCGATCCGCCCCCTCGAACTGGCGCTGGAGAACCGCATCTTCGACCCGTTCGTGGCCGTAGGAATGCTGTTCCCGAGCCCCACCACGTACGTGGACCGCAAGGGACGACTGCACAAGAGCGCCGCCCTGCCTGAGTCCCGTGAGGGGCAGCAAGACCTCGGCTGGTTCGGCTTGGACAACCTCGCGTTCCAGTTCGGCCTCACCGGCAAGGACGGGGACCTCAAGGCCCTCGCGGAGGAGTTTGGCGGCTTCGGGGCGATCCCGCTGGACGACCCCCGATACCTCGCGTACGCGCGCCAGGATGTGCTGACGCTACGTGAGGTGACCTCCGCCGTCCTCCAGTTCGTGGAACTCGATTCATACGACTGGCGCGAGCAACAGATCGCCGCCGTCATGGCACAGATCAGCCGCAACGGCTTCCGCGTCGATGAGCGAGCGGCCAAGCACCGCAACGCCACGTTGGCCCAGCGCCGTGAGGAACTCCTGACGCGCCTCAAGGAGACCTACGGGTTCCCCTCGGAGGGGAAGATGCCCTGGCGCACGACAGCGGGCAAGAAGGCCGTGCTGGACTTCCTGGCGTCCGTGGACGTGAACCCCAACGAGGACGAGGACTGGCCGCGCACCAAGACGGGCAACATCTCCCTTGGGGGAGACGCGATCATCGAAGGCACCAAGGGCACGCCAGCGGAAGAGGATGCGCGAAGCATCGCGGAGTTGATGGGCCAGCGAAGCCTCGCGCAGTTGACTCTCGACTGCCTCCAGCCCGATGGCCGGGTCCACCCCGAGATCAACTCGCTCCAGCGTTCAGGGCGCACGAGCGTGACTCGCCCTGGCCTGACGGTCTTCAACGGCCCGGAGAAGGCGTACTACGTCCCATCCGAGGGCTGCTCGCTGGTGTCCGTGGACTACTCCGGCGCGGACGGTCGCGCGGTTGCGGCCATGAGCGGGGATGAGGAGTACGCCAAGCGGTTCGAGCCGGGAGTCAAGGTCCACGAACTGACGGGCCGCGCCGCGTTCGGCAACGAGGTGTACGACAGCGATCCGGTGAAGTATTACGCCATGTCCAAGCCGCTCACCCACGGGAGCAACTACCGCATGGGCCCAGCCAAACTAGCCAAGACGCTCAAGATCGCGCTCGAAGATGCCAGGACCATGATGACCAACTACAACGCGGCGTACGCCAAGGTGGCTGCGTGGCAGGAGCGGGTCTTCCAGGAAGGCAACTCGGGCTGGGTCACCAACGCCTGGGGCCGCAGGATGCCTGTGGAGCGCGGGCGGTCCTACACGCAGTCTCCAGGCCTGCTGGGGCAGTCCACGACACGGGAGATCATGTGCGACGCCCTGCTGCGGATCGCGCGGCACAACATCGAGTGGATTCGGTTCATCAAGGTCCCGGTCCACGACGAACTCATCCTCGACATCCCGGACGACCAACTGGACGAGGTGTTGCCCGCCCTGCCGGGGCTCATGCAGGGTACACTCAACGGTATCGACTTCCCCGTGGCGGTCGGTGCCCCCGCAAAAGACTGGCGAGCGGCTACGCACGCCTAACGAAAGGAGGGATCATGAATAACTTGATTGCGTTTTCCGGAAAAAAGCGTTCAGGGAAGGACACCGCCGCGAGCGTGCTCACGACGGAGTTGGGCTACACCCGAGTCGCGTTCGCAGACTCGATCAAGCAGATTCTGGAGGACCTGAATCCGATCATCGACTCGGAATACGGCTACCGGCTCATGGACGTGCTGGCGTGGTACGAGTACGACTGGGAGATGCTGAAGGCCCGCCCCGAGGTGCGCGGACTCATGCAGCGCCTTGGCGTGGCCGTCCGCCAGTACGACTCGGAGTTCTGGGTGAACGCAGCCTTTAACAACGTCGAGCCATCTTCAAGGATCGTGGTTACGGACGTGCGGTTCCCCAACGAGGTGGACGCCATTCTCGCCAGGGGCGGCATCGTCTACCGCGTAGTGCGGCCCGGCCTGGAGAGCATTGACTCTCACATCTCGGAGACGGCCCTCGACCACCTCGACCTGCCGGTGATCCTCAACGACGGCTCTGTGGAAGACCTGTACGCCAAGGTTCGGGAGTTGGCCGCATGATGCTGCTCGCAATCGACCCAAGCGGAGACCCCAAGGGACACACAGGCATCGTGTTGCTGTGGGTCCAGGAGGATAAGCCTGCGGAACTCGAAGAGTCCTGGGCCATCGCGGGCGGAATCGAGCCGATGATCGACTGGTTCGAGAAGGACTACATCCAAGAGATTCTGGACGACACGGACGTAATTGTGGTCGAGCACTTCGTTCTCTACGGCCCACGCGGCGTGGACATCGGACCGGCCTACGTCGAGGGAGCGATCCGGGGGTACGCCGCTGCGTTGTTGTCGGCGGAGATTGTGCTACAGCCCGCATCTGGCAAGAACACCGCCGTGCCCGACCACGCGATGGATCGGGCGGGATTCCCGAAGTCGTTGTTCAAGGGCGATCACCACAACGACCGGTGGGAGGCGCTACGACACGCGCTGTGGTACTTGAAGCGCACCGACCACCGACCCACTCTGCTGGCGATGTTCCCGAACGTCTGACCGGGCGGCCCCCGAGGGCGTAAGCGACTCTCGGGGGTCTCCTGTACAATAGGAGGTAATATGGACAACCACCAGAAGCAGTGCAAGGTCTGCGCCTTTGGGCCCGAGAACCTCGATTTCACCCTCTCCCACGCCGCTATCTCTCAGATCGTGGACTGCGCCAAGCGTTCGGTGGGGAGGCACATCGCCTGGGCCGAGGCTAATGGCTTCGCCCTCAACCGAGGCGCTTCCCTCCAGGACACGGAAGGCGCTCCCGGTTGGGTCAACACGAGCGGCACCCCCCGGCGCGCGTGGCAGTTGCCGGACGGCACCTGGCGTCAGTCCTTCCAGCACGCGGGAACGGACCCGCTCCCCGAGGTGCATCTCGACAACGAGCGAATAGATCGACTGATCCTCGACTGGCCGACCGCTCTCGCACAGACTGACTGGTATGTGGACGATGACCTAGCGTTCATCGCAGACCCGCAATTGGGCAAGGCTAACGAGCAGGGCGGAGGAACGGACAAGACCATCGCCCGCACCCTGGCGAGCGTCGAGGCAGTCGCCCAGCGGTGGGCCCTCCTGAAGCCACGTCACGGGTACGTTTGCGACCTCGGGGACCTCATCGAGAACCTCTTCTCTACGCCCGCTCAGGTGTCCACAAACGACCGGTCCCTGCCGGAGCAGGTCGAAGACGCTGTGGCGCTCTACATGAACGTACTGGGGCGTCTCCTGCCCCTCGTAGGCACTCTCCACCACGCTACGGTGACCTCGAACCACGGAGAGGCCCGCACCGGCCCTAAGGTGAACCCCTACGGCTCCGAGAACGACTGGGGCCTGATGATCCAGCGGACCATCCAGGGCCGGTGCGAGGATCGTGGCTGGGACGTGGTGTTCCACCGCCCCGAGCACAACGAGGACACCACCGTCCTGACGATGACGGACGGCACGGAGGTAGCGCTCAACCACGGCCACCACTCCGGCTCCCCTCAGAAGATGAAGGCGTGGGTCACGGGGCAGATCGTAGGCCGACGTCCGGGCTGGAACGCTCGCGTGTGGGTCCACGGCCACTTCCACCACCCCGAGCACTTCCCTGTGGGCAACGGCGTGACCGTGTTTGGTACCCCCGCGCTCGACGGAGGTTCGGCATGGTTCACTCGCAAGACCGGCGAATCCTCTCCCCCCGGCATCGCGTGCCTCTCGATGACGAACGGCAAGTGGATTAACTACTCAATACTCTGAGCAAACGCAAACACCCCCGGGCCATTACGGCTCGGGGGTGTTGTGCTGTAAAGGGCTAGACGACCTTGCGGGACGCCTGGACCTCGATGGTGACGGTCTTCTGGGGAGCGTTCGCCATCTTCTCGGCCACCAGGGTTGCCAGGCGGTCGTAGTCGATGACGGGGGCGGCAGGGGCCTTTAGTGCCTCTACTTTTTCGAGGATGTCGCGCGCGATGCTCCCCGTGTCGGCCCAGTCCTGGAAGAGCGGGATCATCTCACCCCGGTTAACGGACGCGGTAAAGATGGCTCGCTGGACGGCCAGCACGTCTTGTTCAGTCAAAGGCATGTCATCGTCTCCTTCAGACGTAGTTACTCCAGTATACTCCCAGTGCCACGGCTCGATAGGGAGCGCGGTAAGTCTCCAACCGAACCTCGCGGCGTTCTTCAGCATCCACTTGTGGGCGGAGGATGATTCAATCATGTCCAGCGCGAGACCGCGCACGTGCATAGACTTGTAGGGCGGTAGTGCTAAGTTGTAGCCGGGGAGTTTCTTGATCCACCCGTCGTATAGTTCCTGCTGGTCCTCTTCGGATCGGTAGGCGGAACGAATACCCCCAGCGGGCATACCTGCGTTGCGCATCCGCTGGTAAGAGCCTCCCGCGACGGTCGCGAGGGAGAAGCCGGGAGAAATGCCGGTAAGGGCGACCATTAGAGTGCGTTCGCTCTCTGGATAGCCGCCACGACGGTCGCAACCCATGCGTTCCTGCCGAGCGCGGTGGTGTGTACCCCGTCCCGCAGGTAGGTGGTCAGGCAGTACCCGGGATTCATGCAGAGGCCCTCGTACCAGTCGGCCACGACGCCGCGTGGGTTCTTGCCGACGCCGTTCTGGATTTGCGCGTTCACCCAGCCCGTGTTTCGGAGGTCTGACTCGCGCGCCATAAAGTACGACGCCGACCCGTAGGGGAAGCCGAGATTCCACCGGGAAGCGTAGACGGACACCCACACGACCTTGGTGGTTGGGGGGACAATCTCAAACACGCGCTTCACCTGAGCGGCCATCGCCGGGGGGTCAAAGATGTCGTTCGTGCCCGTTGCCATCACTACAATGGGCGGGCACCCGTACTGGGCCACCCATGTCGCGAGTTGGTCAACAGCGGGCGCGGTGGGGCGTCCTGACCACGCGTGGATGGCGATGGTCTGCCCCGTGGCTGCATACAACGCCGTCGCCAACGCCCCGCCGTTCTCCACCGAGATCGAGTCACCGAACACGAACGCCCCGCCAGTAGCAATCGCCGACGCGATCTGCGTGGGGCCGGACACAACAGGGACGTTGCCCTGCCAAGCGCCCAGTGATCCTGAGCCGTAGTTCGTTGCCATGACCTACGCCGCCGTGTAGGTGAACTCGCCCGCGAGGATGTCTGCTGCGGCCCACGTGAATGGCAGGGTTGACGAGATGTTGTAGACCATGCCGCTCGTCGCGGTGCCCAGGCCGTAGAGCATCACCTTGTCGAGATTGGCGGCGTTTTGGTAGATCACAGCCTCACGGGAAATGGACGCTCCCGACGAGTCCCAGAGTTCCGCCTGCCCTTGACGCTTCACGTAGGTGTGGGCGAGCGCCGCGCTGTTAAGGGGCAGGGTGAAGATCGGATCGCCGGACACAGAGAACCCCGAGGTGCCGAACTGAAACTTGAAGTTGACGCGAACGGTGCCCTGCTCGTAGCGATAGGCGCACGAGTTCGCCGCCGATCCACCCGTGCCGATGGCGAAGTTCGTCAGGGTGGGCGTGTACGTGATCCAATCCGACTCCCACGCCTTCCACGCCGAGCCGTTGTAGCGGTAGGTCACGGCGGTGTCTATCTGGTAGCCCTTATCTCCCGCGACCATGCCCGTCTGCGCGGTCCTGGCCGCTGCGTTGACCCAGCGGTAATACTTGGTGCCGGTGTACTGAGTGAGGTCGGCCAGGGCGACCCAGGCCCCCGCGACACGGCGGTAATCAGCGGAGAGCGTAGTGTCATACCACCTTGCACCGTCCGGGAACTTTGAGAGTGCTGCGTTGCGCTCGGTGGTGGTTCCAACGCCGTAGTTGGCCTTGACCATGAGCGCGGATTGAGCGCTATCGGCGAACGCCGCGAGGTCCGTGACCAGCCCGTAGTTCTGGCCCGAGGAGGGGGTGGCGAGGTTGTCGGGAGTGGTGAGGATTGCCATGAGGGGCCTTTCTTTAAGCCTGGGTGAAGGCGGCGTTAGCGAGCATGGTGGCGAAGTTTCCGGGCTGGTTGGTGTAGGGGGCGAAAGCAGTAGCGCTGAACTCGGCTACTACAAGCAACGTTCCCCCCGGAAGAACGTCAGTGGCAAATCCTGTTGCTCCCGAGATGACGTTGTTGACAGCGCTGGCCCCGGCGTCCTTGGAGGCGGAGAACTGTGGCGTGCTCCAGATAAGGGGACTTCCATCCGCGTGCGACCCCTGGACCTCTAGGTGCATATAGGCCACGGCCAGACCGCCCGAGGTCATGTCCACGAACTGACCGTTCCCAAAAAGACTCAAGGTCAGGTAGTTCTTGGTGGGGGGGCAATGCAGTTGCCCCTGGAGGTACATGTTCCCGGCCACCGAAAAGCCGATGCCCGTCTTGGAGTCGTACGCCGTGTCGAACTCTGGGAGGGCGTTGATCTGATTGGCCAGGATCGCACGGCTAGCGGCGTCCCCTCGGTTGGCTCCCGCCTCTGACTGCCTACGAGCGAGCGCGTCTTTCTCCAACGCTATGATGCGATCAACCATCTGCCGGGCTGCGGGGGTTCCGGGCCCAAAATCGAGGGGCAGGAACTGGTCGTCTGGGTTGATGTCGCTCGCCTGCCTAGCCATTGTAGGCCCCAATCAGATAGTCGTCGTGGTAGGTCATACCGCTTCGCGTGGTCTCCACCTGCGCGTAGGTCATACCGGTGAACGAGATGAGCAGGTCGCTGTAGGTCAAGTCGTCATCCGCTGAGTCAAACGAAATCCCGTCCTGTCCTAGTCTAGCAGATCGAATGCGGTAGTGTCGCCTTGTAACGGAGTCCCAAACGCGAGCCCCCTGCACATTTCCGATAGCCTGGTTCTCGTAGTCGGTGTCTGTCTGGCTGATCCAGTACGACTCCACCTCCTCGTAGGTCTGACCGGCGAAGAAGGCTTGCTCGGCGGCGTAGGTGAAACCAGAGCCCAGCGTGACGGTAAGCGCGGCCTCTACCTCGCCGTAGGTCAGGCTGGCGAGGATGCCCGAATCTCCGCGCTGGTTGACTCCGGTGACCGTTCCCGAGATAGAGGGCACAAGACCGGAGTAGCGAAGCGCTGCGCGAGTGCCCGCGTCATACAGGGAACTCAGAGACGTGATGAAGGGGTTGTCGATGGTCTCCCCCACCAACGTAGGCGCATCTTCGGGGGGAATCCCCGTACGGAACACGACCTTGGCGCGCGAGTACGACACCCCCGTACCCACGATGCGCAGGGTGGAGTACCGTGATCCCGATTCGTCCGATGCGAGAGCCAAAGAGAAGGACTTCGAGTTAGCGCCCGTAGAGGTAGGAACCCCCGTAGCCCCCACCAACCGCACGGTCAGGGTCTTGGTGTCGGGGTTGATCGACACAGACACAGAGCCGCCTAGGTTCGCCCACTCAGTCGGGTCCACGGGTAGTCCGTCGTCTGCCACCACGGTATAGACCGAGGAGGAATCGTGATCTTCCGCGACGAACGTGTTCATGACCGGAGTCTGGATCGAAGACACCGAGGCGGAGAGTTCGAGTTGGTACTCTGCGGTCTCTCCCGCGTTAACGTTGAGGACCTCGACTTCGGGGGTCCAGCCCCCCACCGGGTAGACCAGTTGGTCCGTGATGGCGGTGGACTCGTACCAGTAGACCTCCACTGTCTCTGCGAGCGACCCTCCCCCCGAGGAAGCAGAACGAGAGATGTCGCGGCCTGCGGCTACGAGGCGGTCCCGGACAGGGCGGAGGAGGATGATCCCCGATACCAACGAAATGTCGCAGTCCTGGGCGGCAGCCATCTGCTTCAGATGGAACCAGAGTTCTCCGTTCCATCCGGGAAAGATCACGCTCCGAGAGGCAATGGAGGGGTCCACCAGATAGTCGGTTGTCACCCCAGCGAGGGACAAGTAGTAGGCAAACCCGCCCCCCAACGTACCGACATATGGAGCGGCTTGGATGTTGTACTTGTTCAGTTCGTCAAGGCGGGCCAAGACTGCGAGGGTGAATGTGCCCGCGTCACGTTGGTCCGAAACGTTGTGGACCTTGCCCAGCGTGTAGCCCAAATACGAGTCGGTAAGCGTCACGGCCTTGCCCTGAAAAAACGTAGGGCCGAATACCGATACGGGGTCGTTCTCGCTCTCATCCGGGTACGGTATCGTCACGGAGATCGTCCCGATTCCCCCTGTGGAATCTCCGGCGGAGAGCGGCGTGGCCTCTTCGGTGGTCTCGAAGGATTCGGGCTCGTAGATTCGCCCGGCGACGGTTACCCTCACGCCCATTAGCGCGCCACCTCTTTCAGGGTCGCTGCGTAGGAGACCATGCCGCCGTACATACCGCCGTTGGTGATGTGTGTGGGCTCCCCCACGAACCTACAACCGCTGTGCCCCATGCCGGGGAGCCAAGGGCCTGCTGTGTCGGGCGCCTCTCCGTCCGGGTACATGCGGATGATGTTGGCCGCGTTGAGGACGCTGGCCGCGCCGGAGGAGGTCTTACCCAGCCACAAGCGAAGTCCCGACACGGAGTAGAACACATCTGGGACGATATTGGTGGCGTTGTTGGCGAGCGCGGTGAGCGTCACAGAGGCCCCGTCCGCGCCGGAAAGATCAACGGGTACGACCGCAACAACCCCGGTCCCGGTCGCCTGGTAGAACGAACCCACGTACGCGGTGTAGCCGGGGGGCACAGGGATGAACACACTGTCGGCCAGTTGGAAGCCGACCGCTGCGTTCAGGAGGTCGTAGTAGGCCGACTCAGCCGGGAGGTCGTTGGTTCCTGCGCCGGAGGTCGCGATGGCGGTCGGCGTGTACTGGTCGATCATGGAAGTGCCTTCAAGGCCACACGCCATTGCAGGAGCCGCGTGACGGGCCGACAGGACGTTGTAAGGCAGGGTCAAGGGACTGTGGAAGTAGAGGGGGCCGCGTCCATATACGCGGTTGCGGTACCCCTCCATGACGGCAGCCTCTGGAAGAGAGGACGAGGGGGGCCACTCCATCAGGTACTGACGGTGCGTGCCTACCGACTGGTTGACGTACCCGAGGCCATTTGCGGTTGTGCCGTCCGTTCCCCGGCCCACCGCTCCAGAGTCCATCCCGATGCTGGGAGCGCGCATCCAACGCATTCGTCCTTCGGTGCCGAAGTAGAACTGCCCGGTCATCAGTTGCCTCCTCTTCGCGTGAGGTTCTGGTTGCTGCGGTTGGTGGACTTAGCAATGCTGTTGCCATCGAGTTCGAGGAGCGGCTGAACAGCCTGAGCCAAACGCTGGATGGAGCCTGCGCTCAAGTCTACCACGCTCAGACCGTTTCCGTCCCTACCTGCGGAGATGGATAGACCTGCCGGAGCCTGACCACGGCCTGAGTGGGCCGCGCTAATCATCTGCTGGGTCTGGGGGGCGGTGTAGACGTAACCCGGCTGGCCGAAGTCGATCAACTCCGGTCCATGCTCGCCAACGAGCGCGAGGCCACCGGGGTAGCGACCGCCCTTGGCGTACGCAGGCAAGGCTTGCAACTGCGCCGACCAGATCGCGATGTTCTTACTGTACGCATCGGCAGCGATGACGCCAATGCCCTTCTGCGCGAGGACCGCCAGGCCTGCGAGAATCTTGGCGTACAGTTCGTTCCTCTTCACGGCATTGTTGAGCGAAGTGGTGTCCGCCGACGTGGAGATGCTCACAGAGCGATTCGCGTTCTTGGCGAAGAACTCGTCCAGCGCCCGCTGAGCGGGGTCGGTGCTCGCCGTGATCGTCAGGTTACGGGGGACCTTCTCGATGATGAGACGCAACTTGTCGAAGGCGGTGGCGTAGGTGTTCACCTGTGTGGTGTTGTACCCGAGCGCGCGGAGTTGGTCCTGGAACTTCTGCTTGAGGACGTCGCTGTACCGAGCCAGTTCCTGCTGGGACACTCCGGTGTCCGCGTAGGCCGTGAGTTGGTCCTCGTACGCCTTCAGCAGATCGAGTACCATATCGCGGTGCTCTGCTGAAGCCTCGGTGCCGCCCTCCAGGTCCTTGTTGAGGAAGTCCTGTTGATCGGCCAGTTCCTGCGTGGTGTCCGCGAGGTCGGCATTGGTCTTGTCCAACTCCGCGCGGATCGCATCGACACGGAGGGTGTCGCCGTACTCGGTCGCGATGCTGAGTTGGTACTCCAGGATCGACTTGTCCGAAGCCAGGCCCGACAGCGTGTTGCGCAGGTCGCGGGCGTTGTTCTCTGCCTCCTTAATGGAGTCAGCGATCTTACGGAACACCCCCGCCGTGTCGTCCTGGGCCATGCCGAAGCCGAACTGGAAGTCGAATGCGTCCTTCATCACCTTGGACAGGTCGCTCACGTAGTCGGACAGCGTGCGGACCTGCTTGGCCGCTCCGCCCGCGTTCGATCCGACCTTCTTGGCGGACTGGGCGGACTTGTTGAACCCCGCCGCAACCTGGCCCGTGAGGAGCGCAATCGCCGTGGTATTGGACTGGGCAGTGGCTGTACCCTGCGAGAGAGCCCCGGCGTTGATAGCGATCTGGCGAGCGCCTGTCACTCCCAGCCCCTCCAACTGCGCGATCATCTGCTCCACGAGCGAAGTGAAGAGCGCGGTGTCCTCTCCGGCGTACTGCGCGGCGTTGGACACGGCCTGGGAGAACGCCGCGATGTTGGCGCGTCCGCCCTCGGTGAAGGTCGAGAAGTCAGTGCCGTTCTGCGCAACGGCTGCCCCCAGGTCGAACGTAGACTGGGTGATCGCAGCCTGTGCGTTGAGAACGTCGAAGAGGCCATCGGCCAGGTTGCCTGCGGCGCCAGCCGCCTCGTCTTCAGCGTCGGTAAGTCCGTACATCTGCTGAGCGGCTACAGCGGCTTCGTCCCCGAAGAGTTGCTGGATCAGCGTGACCTTTGCCACGTCATCTCCGTAGTCGTTGATTGCGTCCCGACCAGTGTCCATCACCGAAAGCACGTCCTCTAAGGGCTGCAACTCCGACGGGGTGAGGAAGGACGATGCATCCGCCGCATTGTTCATCTCTTGGTAGTAACCCTGAACGCGCTGGAGGGCCTTCTCTAGCGAGGAGAAATCATTGTTGGCGATGTCTTCCTTGATCTGCGCGGTGGAAATACCCAGTTCCTCTTGTGCCGCGATAAGGCGGTCGATGGTCTTCTGCGCCTCTTCCGCAGACTGGTCTTCGGGGAACAACTTGTTCACGAGGGCATTATCGAGTGCGGCCTTCGTGCTTTCCCCGAGAGCGTAGGTCACGTCGCGTAGTTTCTCTTCTGTGCCTGTCAGGGTGTCCTGGAGTTGCACCTGCGTGCCCAAGACCGAGTTGACGGCCTCAGAGTTGTTCGCGTAACTCTCCGTGTTGGCCTTTACCTCCTGGGTCATGGAGGTGAAACCGTCTACAGTGTTCTCCGCGCTGCCGCCCAGAGCCTCCCACGCCTTCGTGTCGGTGGAGATTCCTTCCTGGATCGCTTCCTTGAGTTCCTTGGCTGCGGCCTTCGTGTCCTGCGCGCTGGAGTAGAGACTCTCCGCCACGAACCCAACCGCCACGATGGCGGCACCGATTCCTGTCGTGATGAGAGCACCACGAAGCGCCTTCATGGCGGTAGCCGCGAAGGTGGCGGAAACGCCTGTCCCTCGGAGACTCGTGCTCAAGGTGCCGTTGGTGATGGCCGCGTCAATCTGGGCGGAGGTCATGCCGTTGGCTGCCCCTGTGACTTGGAGCAACGAGATTTGGAGCAACCGAAGCGGACCCACGCCCGCGACGGTCTCCTTGGTCATGAAGGACATCGCTGTGACCATTGCGAGGAGGGAAGCGTACGCGGCTACCGCTCCCGCGCCAAGGAGAGCGAAACCTCCCACCAACGCCCCTACCGCGAGCGCCATCGCGGCCCACGCGGAGCCCAGAGGACTACGAGCGATTTCCTTCACCTTGTCCGCAACGAACTGGAGCAAGTCCACGAACTTCTTGAGAGCCTCGTTATCCTGTACGGCTTCAAGGATCGCCTTGAGGGTACTTCCAAGTACCGTCAACTTGGCGTCGAGAGTGTCGGCTACTTCACCGTAGCCCTCGGCAAAGACGGAGCCATCGTTCCAGCCCTCGGAGGCTTCGCTGATCGCCTTGGCGTACACGTCGGTGTTCTGGGCAAGGCGCTTGAGCGCGTCCGTGTCACGAACGGCGTTGATGCCGAGGTCGGACAGGATGTTGTTGATGTTGCCGCCTGCGTCTTCCGCCCGACCAAGGCCCGCCAGGAAGTCCTGGAAGGCGGTCTGCGGGTCTCCGCTCCAGGTCTCCGCGAACTTGTCAGCACTGGTGCCGGACACGGAGGCGAACTGCTGGAGCATATCCCCGCCGTCCGCCACCGAGTTCTCGATGACGTTGAAGATGCGCTGGATCGAGCCACGAGCGCGCTCAGGGGCCACGCCCAGCGAGGCCAGGGCGGAGGCGAGGGCGATGGTCTGCTCGGCGGCGAAGCCTGCGCTGTTAGCCGACACGGCGATCTGCTGTGCGACCGCGAGGATGTCCGCCTCAGTAGAGATCGAGGTGATACCCACCTGATAGATGGACGCGGCCAACTGGTCGTACTGCGAGGAGTCAACGCCGGACAACTGCGCGACACGGCCAAGGGACTCAGCGGCAGCGGTGGCCGAAACGTTGGTGGTAGCCGAGAACTTGATGACAGATTCTGTGAAGGAGTCGATGTCCTCGGAGGCGATACCCAACTGCCCACCGAGAGTGGCGATGCTGGATACGTCTTCGATGGTGGCCGGGATCGCAGTGGTGAGGTCGATCAGGTCCGTGCGGAGTTGGCCCCAGGCATCGCCAGAGGTCTGCGAGGTGCGCTTGACCTGCACGAGGAGGCTCTCGTAAGACGCTTCCAACTTGATCGAAGCGCCTACTGCCCCGATGGAGGCAGCGGAGATGAGCGTAAGCGCGCGGGCCACGTCGTACATTGCGTAACGCGCGCTCGCCATGCCCTCTAAGGACTTCTGGACGCGGAGGTTGGCTGCGGCGGCGTCGTCTGCCGCGCGCTTCTGGCCGGAGAAGAACCCGCCCAGTTGGTAGCCGGAACTGGCTCCTCCCGTGTTGGACATCACTCGGGACACGGAGGAGGACCGGATCATAGACCGGGAGTTCAATCCGTCGATCCGCGCCTGCTCTTGGGCAAGGCGGGCTCGTTCTTGGATGTCCGCCCGGAGGGAGGAGAGTTCCCTACTCCGTATGGTCTGTCGGTCTCGCGATGCCTGACGGGCGGATGAGACCGCCTGGGCCTCTGCGTCTGCTTGGGCGCGAGCGGAGGCCAACTGGTCGGGGGACTGCCCGCGAGCCGCCCTACGCTCCACTGCGGCCCGGTCGTTGATGGCCTTCGTGAGGTCGCGTTCCTTCTTCTCTTCACGAGAGAGGATCGCAGCCTTGAGAGCGGAGAGGGTCGCGCTGCGCTGGGTGGCTTCGGCGGAGGCCGTAACGGACTTGGTATGCCGCTCCAGTTGCGCGGTAACCTTCGCCACCGTGCGTTCGATCTTGTCTATCGTCTTGTCGGCGTACCCCGCGCTTTGGCTGAGGTCGGCCAGCGCATCCGTGAACTTGTGCGCGGTGTTGATGGCTTGAGACGCGTCAAGCGTGGCCTTCATCGAAAGGTCATCGTCAGCCATGCGCCTGCTCCTCGAAGAAATCCTTCCGCGTCGGAAGGTTCTCGTAGTCCTGAACTGGTCGCCCCTCGTCGTAGGTCAACACGTACGGCACGGCGTACGGGCTATCCTTCGACTTGGGGTTCTTCTCGCTCCACTCCTTGACCGCCTTGTCGGCGTAACACACTTGGGTCTTCACTTCCCAGAGGAGATTTGCGTTGTCGCTGTGGCATAGCCACACCGGATTCCCGCAGTGCCCGCAGGTCTCCTTCTGCTTGATCTCGTAAGCCTCCAGCAGTTTGAAATCCCCACGGGTCCAGGGGAGGGAAGGTTGTTCGTGAAATACCATCGCGCAAGGGCGAATGCTCGCGCGGAGCGCGGCTTCAATCCGAGTAGAGACGTACCGGTACTCCGGCCACGTCAGGACTTGGCTAAAAAACCGGCGTCCACACTCTCATCGATGACGTTGGATACGAACACGAGGTTGATGACAGCAGCGGCCAACTTGTCCCACTGGCTCTTGGGAGCGAAGGAGCGGAACTCCATCCACTCATCCTTGGTGCGACGAGCGGTGTCTTCGTCTCCGGCTGCGGACACGGACTTGACGTGCATGGTTTCGAGTAGGTCTGCGACGTATCCGCTGGCGAACATGTCCGCCACGGGGGAGTCGTCGCGGAGGCCGTTGCGTTCGCGAATCTCGTCCACGATACCCTCGGGGGCTCCCTGGAGGTGAATGGTCACAGCGGACTGCTTGATGCGCTCACGGGCCGCGTCGAAGGCATCCTGGTTCTCTGGGGCTACGCCCATAGAGGTCCATTCCTGCGTGCGCTTGTCCTGCTTCTTGATGATGTAGGAGTCCGACTCCTTGGCGGCGTCCTCGTCCATGTAGATGGTCACTTCGTCCTTGGCGCGCGAACGGCCCTTGGCGAAGGCGAGGAGATCAAACTTGTCGTTGTCAGTCATGGTATTGGCCCCTGTTTCTGCCCCTTGGTTGTGTGGTCAAGCGCTCACCCCGGCTCTCTAAGGGGCGAAGAGAGCCGGGGGAGCACATTGTGTTACGAGACGGTTACTGCGATGGTGTCGGCTGCCGTCGCTGCGGGGTGACTCACCGTGATGGTGGCCGAACCTGCGGCGACGTACTTGACGACACCGTTCTCTGACACGGTGGCCTTGGTGGTGTCCGAAGACGACCACGTAGCGCCCTGCGTGATGCTGGGACCGCCCGCACCGAGGAGCGCGGTGACTGCGGCCTTGCCGCCCGCCGCGCCCGTCAAGGTAGCGACCGAAGCCACGACCGCAGCCACCGGGGCCACGAACGTGTTGATCGCAACCTGGCCCTGGGGGAGGAACGCCACGGCCAACTTGACCGAATCCTCGCCAGCCGTGTCGTCAGCGGTGTAGTCCGACTGCACCTTGAAGACCGAGACCATCTCACCCGCGACTGCGGGGGAGAGGTACGACTCCTGGAGGCGGCGCTTGACAATGTAGCCATGCACCTTCTGGGTCTTGAACAGGTTGTACGCGATCACGTACGGGTCGGTGACGTTGCCCATGTCGTACGGACGGAAGAGCGTGATGGCCGCGTTGTACTGGTCAAAGCCCGCCTCAACGGCGTTGCCCTTGTCCACAATGGAACGGTCGTCAATGTCCGACGAATCGGTAGCCGTGACCTCAGTGCCGTCCGCCGCGATGGCGAGCGACAGGTTCACACCCGCGTTGATCTCGGTTGCCGTGGGGGCCTTGATGTTGGCGATGCCGCCAGCAGGAACCCACCAGTAGGTGATGTCGTCACCCTTGCCCTGGAACGTCTTCACATCGGTCATTACGCGGCCACCTCATACTCGACCAGGGACCAGCCCTGGGGCTTGAACTTTGCGCCCAACTGCATCGGGGAGCCAGCGGCGTCGATGTCGGTGGGGTTGTCCGTCTTGACGGAGAACAGGCTGACGATGTGGCCCACCGCGAACGCGGTTCCCTGGGCCCAACCAATGCGCTTGCCCACGATGAAGGGGATGCCCTTCGCCTTGAACAGATCGCGAGCCTGGTTGTAGAGGCCCGCTGCGTCCTGGTCGGCGTCAGAGAAGATGTTGAGGGCCACCTCGAAGTTGTCGAAGGTGGGGGTCTCGATGGCCGCAACGTCACAGACCGACTGAGTGCTGTCCGTGTCGGACGCAGCCGGGTTCATCGTGAAGTCGTCGTTGACCGCACACGAGATGATCTTCACGTAGGTCGTGTTGTTCAACTCAGTGGCGGTAGGGGCATTCCGGTTGGCAAAAGCCTCCGGGTAGGCAACGAAAATCTCGACGTTGCCTCGAAGCGTCTTGTTACTCACTCTGCGTTCTCCTCGGTGGCGTTGGTCTCGTGCTCATCCTTGGCCCTGCGGAAGCGGGGCACGGGAGCCGGAGCGACGGTCGGCTCGTCCTCTTCAGGCGTACCGCAGGTCAGGCACTCTTCGTTGCCTTCCAGCACCTCGTACACGTCCTTGAGGGGGGTCTTCTGATACGCCGCCCAGGTCTCGGGGGACAGGTCAGCGACCTGGCCTCCGACGAGGTGACGTACGCGAATAGTTGCAGTCATGGTGCCTCCAGTATATCAGATTTCACAGGTTCGTGATGTACCTAAACAGCGCCGCATAGTGATACGTGTTCGGTACGTTGGACTCGTTGGACACGGAGCGGTACATCTGCCGTGGTCCCAACTCCAGGGCGGTGGCCCCAGAGAACTTCCTGCCCAGTAGTCGCTGGACAATACGATCCCCCAACTTCTTCGCGATGGCCTTGTTGGGGGCGACCACCTCGGTGATGAAGTAGTTCTGAATGGGGTCCAACTCGACGCCCACGATCCCGCGACCGTTCTTGGACGACTCTGCGGAGCCCGAGTGAAAGATCACGTGCGCGACGATCTGCCCTCCCACGGAGGGAATCTGGTCCTCCATCGGGGCTTCGTCGTCCTCGTAGACCACCGCAGGCGCGATGCTCGCGAGGGCCCGAAGGTCCGCGAGTACCAGTGCGTCAATGTCTAGCGTCGCCATTCGCGCTTCATCACCTCTCTGTACTTCCGTCGTGCTGCCTCCTGGGAGTGCATTCCCGGTACATACGCCCCTTTTCCATCCTGTCCATCTGCTCCGAAGCCGTCTTGCCCGGCTTGAAACCCCCAGTCCTGGAGGTCGTAGTACGACTTCACTTCCTTGCCCGAGTCGTCGTGGACTCCCCCCAAGATGCGGTCTGAGTGAGCCTTGCGGTCAGCGGTGGACCAGCCCCAGAAAGACTGGTAGGACTTGCCGCTGTCAGTGATCCGCACCTTGGAGGACTTCACATCCGCCAGCATGTCCCCGCTCTCCTTACGACCACCGCCGCGCTTTCGCGAGGCCTTGGTGAGCATGTCCGTGGCGATTACCTCACGCATGGCGTCCGCCGCCTCCTCGGTGGCGACGTTCATGGCGTTCCTCAACTTGCGACGAACGCCGTCTTCGACGCTCTTCGAGTTGTACCGCTTAAACTCGAAGCCCATGATTCACCGAGAAGATCATGGTCCGTTCGACCGGGTTGGATGAGTCCGCCACTTCGATGCACGTGTAGACGTAGGTCTCCAGGTCGTGATTGAAGGGCGATGAGGTCACGGTGAGCCCCAGCCCCACTCGCGCGGGGACCGACAGGAACCCCAGCGGCACGGAGACCTGCACGGCCTGAATGCGCTTGCCGTCCGGCGCGGTTGCGGAGCGGATGGGCTGAAGGCGCATCTTCCCCGTGCCGAGCGTGGCCGGGGTCGTCACCTGTCCTACGCCGTCCACCCACGTGGTGTCCGTGGAATTGGGGTCGAAGATTGTGCCAGTAGCGACCATCATCGACTCCGCGCTCACGCGCGCGGCTGCTACCCAGTTGTCGTTTACGACGGTGGTCAGATCACTTCGAGAGATGCCCACGGGTCCTCCAAGGGGTAGCCAGAGCCCAGAATCTCGAAGAAGTCTCCCGCGTCGTAAGCCTTTGCCCGAGTCTCGAACTCTTCTGCCGACTTCAGCAGGGAGTCCGCCACCTTGGGGCCGTCCACCAGCATGTCGTCCGTGCGGACGTACTTCAGCAGGAGGACGGTATCGCTAGCGATCCTCCGCAGCGCAGACGCGATGGCCGCGTACACGTTGTCCTTCGCCACGTCCAGCATCGACTGAATCTCGGGGTCGCTCAGGATCGGGTCGTCGGTGGTGTCCCCGATGTGCGCCCGGACCTGTCCAATGGCAGAGGTGAAGTCAACGGGCATGGTCAGCCCCCCTTAGTCAAGAGATTGAACATGGCGATTCCTGCGGTGATGACCGACACGGCGATGCCCGCCACAATCCACCAGGGCGCGCGGCGCGAGTCGATTTCCTTGAACTTGTCCGCCACGCCCTTCTTGTACTCTTCGTACTCGCTTCGGGGCACCATGTTGGTGCGGTCGTTCGTCAGGGTGACGACCAACTGGTCCAATGTCTTCTGGACACCCCTCAGTGCCTCTTCCACGCGGGCCAGCCTTTCCCCTTGCGTTGGTTCCGTCATTCTGCATCCCTTCCTCTACGACAAGAGCGGGCCGTGGGCCGGTAAAGCCCGCGACCCGCTCTTGGGTGGAGTTACTTGGTGGCTAGACGCCAGCGCCAGTGGAGCCGACGACCCCCAACATCCCTGTATTCACCCCAGTCGCGGTTGCGCGCAACTTGGTCTCGTAGGCGTCGTGGTCGAAGTCGCCCTCGTTGGGGCTCTGGAGCGTGGTGGACTTGACGAAGAACTTGGGGGTCTCTTCGCCACGGACGGCCCACAGTTCGGGGCGGTAGCCCTCGGTCTGCGAAAGGTCCGGCACCAGGAACCAGTAGTTGTCCGCGCTGGCGTTGATGCGCGTCAGCGTGGGGGCAACCTGGAGGTTCAACTTGCCAGCAAGGGGGTTGCCCGACTTGGCAATGACCGCACCCGAGCCGGAGCCCGTCTGCGTGGTGATCTCGGTGACGGCGATGATCTCGCGCGCCGCGATCTCCAGCGAAGGCGACACCACGAGGGTGAATGCACCCGAGATGGGGTAACGCTCGCCGTTGACCTTGTGGGTCGCAGCCAGGGCAAGACCCGTCTTGAGCGACGCCATCGACAGCGCGGGGTTACCCGAGATGAGGTTGGTGATGTCGCCCGCAGCGGACAGGTTGGCCGTGTTCATGCCAGACGCGGTGACGTACTGGCCGAAGACCTCAGACAACTCGGTGTTGCGAGCCATGCGGGCCATCTGCTTGGTAGCGCGCTCCAGAAGCGAGAGGTTGCGGCCATTGATGACCGACTCCCACGACAGACCGAACTTGATACCAGACTTGTACGCACGGTGCGAGTCGTTGGTCGAAGAGAAGCCGAACGACTGGTACTCGCCCAGTTCGCCAACCCTGGGGAGGGTGCCGGTCACGCGAGTCTTGCCCACGTTCTTCTCAAGGACCTGAGAGTCGTCATCGAACGCGATGCGGAAAATCTCCTGGAGCGTGAAGTCATCCACAGTCTCGCGCACCGCAGCACCACCGATGGTGTCCTTGATGCCCTCATACTCCGACACGACGCGCGCGGTCAGCGGCGCCTGAAGGAGCGTGGGGGAGATATCGCCGGTGGACAGCATCTCGAAGAACTTGGCCTTGTCGCGCTTGTCGCCTGCGAAGGCGCCCTCCATGAGGTTTCCAGCGGCCTCGGCCTGCTCACTCATAACGAAGTTCGCCATGATTAGTTGACCACCTTAATCTCAAGGTTTCCGGTGTTGCTGGCGCGCGTGTTGAGCGTGTAGCCGAACAACTTGTTCGTGGATGCAGTCGTGGTGAAGGTCACCTTGACCGCGATGTTCGCGGAGCCAGCGGCGGTAGCGGTGTAGATGCCCACGCCCTGGTTGACTGCGGCAGACGAGAGGCCGTTGGTAGCGCCGATGTTGCTCATCACGCCCTCGAAGGCGACGGTGCAGTAGTAGTTGACGCCATCCTCGCTGAGTTCGGCGTCCGTGAGGGCCACGCCCACAAGGTCCCCGACGCGGACGGGATCGCCCGCGACGATGGTCGAGGTCGCGAGGACCTCCTTGGTCACACCCCGACTGAAGTCAAAGTTGGTTGCCATTACTTCTTGCCTCCAAAGTAGCGCTCGGCGTATGCCTTCGCGCGCTGTGCGTCATCCTTCGGGCCGTCCTCGGCGGACTCCGAAAGCAGGCCCGCTGCGGGGGCCTTCTTGTCTGCTGGCTTGTCCTTGCCGCGAATGGCCTCAACGAGGTCCTGAGCGGTCTTGATGGCCGCATCCACGTCCGTGCCGTCGTCCATCACGGACTCGATCACGCCGTCAATGAGCACGTCGGGGAGGCCCGCCTTGGACACCTTCTCGATGAGAGCCTTGACATCAGGCTTCGTCTCTTCGACCGGCTCCGGCTTCAATGCCTCCGTAAGCCCGGCGAGAACATCGGTGACGATGGCCTTCCGGTCCTCTTCGGAAATCTGCATATCGGTTCCTTCGTCTTCCTGTGATTCCGAAGCCTCTGCTCGGAAGTCTTCAAAAATCCGCCCGTCACGACCCGGTACAGGGACCAGGGCCAGGGAGTTGAGCGGATGGTAGTGCATCTCCGTGATGTTGCCCTTGGCGTCCTTCTTGCCTGCGTGGACTTCGATGCTAACGCCAATAGCGTCACCAACGTCCTCCAGCAGAGGCGACACGGTGCGGTAGAACTTGATGTCCGCGTAGGAGCCCGCGCCCTCGGGCGCGTCTGCCTCGAACACCGGGTCGGACATGAACTTGCCCGCCACATCCTTGATGGATCGTGTGCCCGCGCGTTCCTTCTTGTCGCTCTCGCTGGTGTGGTCGAGGTAGACCAGCGTGCCCTTGGGCAGGGCCTCTCCGATGTACTGGTTCAGCATCTCGGCGGTGTAGAAACCCGAGGAGCCCTTACCGGGAGAGATCAGGCGAACGCGACGAACACCGTCTTCGGTGGCCGCAGCCGCCTCAAAGGCGACCTTTTCAACGAGGAGAAAACTCATAGTGCTCCTAGTATATCAGAATAGTAGACTAGATGTACGACGTCATCACTTTCACTTGGCCCGCAGCAGTCGCGGTCGTATCTGTGTCCGCTGCTCCGCCTGTGATGGCGATGGCGATACCCGTCGTGAACCTGTGGCCTACGACCCCGAGGTTCTGACTCACGGTAGACGTGGCAGGCACGGGAATCACGATGACCGGGACAGCAGACGTAAGGTTTGGCGCGGTCGTTTGGTTGTACAACTTGACGTACGCCGTCGATGCGCCCGAGTTATAGACGGACACGTTGTACACGGTCCCGGCACTCGCCTTGATAAAGGCCGCGTTGGTGGTCGCAGCAGAGTTGATATTTGATGCAGTGGGGGTGACGAGTGTGCCCTGGTTCGCGGTGACCGTGCCGGAGATGCCCTGTGTGCCCGTGACTTGGCTTGCGGGGATCGGCTCGGTAGCGTAGGACCCGCGCACTACTGTGAACTTTGCCTTAGACGAGGCGGTAGCGTTGGTGGTACACCGGACACGGAAATACTTGAGTGCGTTGACCGAAAGTTCCCACCCGTACACCAGTCCCGCTGCGGCAACCATACTCAGCGTTCCCGTGGTGGTCTCAACGGTGTTCGCGTTCGTGCGAACTGCTTGGACGGAGAACCACGTACCGTCTGTGCCGTTGGTTGAGTCAAGTGTGCCCTCAAAGGCGTATTGTCCTGCGGCGTGGGTCACAGTGCCGGAGTTCTTGACGTGGACCATCACATTGGAGGCGTCAGCAGTGTCCACTACCAGCGTGTTACCTACGACCGTCAGTTCACCAGAGATGGGGTCAAAAAGACCGGGCTTGGTGGCAACACGAAGACGCTTGTCCACGTTGAACGTGAGGGGGACAACTTCACCGTCTACAGCGGCTGCCGGTTCCCCAAGGGCCGCAACCCCAGACAGCAGCAGATTTTGCACGCCCATATCAGTCTCCAGTCACAATCTTCAGCACGGAACTTCCGCTAGAGGTGTCCAGCCACATCACCGAGACGCCTGTTGCGGGGGTGGGGGCAACGGTTCCGATTTCCACGCCCGTACCGGGGGGTCCAGTGGCTCCCGTTGCGCCGGTAGGGCCCTGAATGCCTTGAATCCCTTGAATCCCTTGGGGCCCAGCGTCACCCGTGTCGCCCTTGACTCCCTGCGGGCCTGTCAAGCCGGTGGGCCCAATGTCTCCTTGGACTCCCTGTATCCCCTGCGCGCCTGTGTTGCCGGTATCCCCCTTGGGACCGGTCGGACCCACAGGTCCAACTTCTCCTTGGGGCCCAGCGCTTCCGGTCGCCCCCGTAGCGCCAGTAGGTCCTGTAAGTCCCGTTGCTCCAGTCGGGCCGGTAGCGCCGGTGTCGCCCTTCACTCCTTGCGGACCCTGAGGCCCCGTGAGTCCAGTTGCTCCGGTCGGACCCGTATCGCCGGTGTCCCCCTTCGGGCCTTGCGCTCCAGTGGCTCCCACCTCTCCTTGAGGTCCTTGGCTTCCTTGCGGACCCGTTGCGCCCGTAGGGCCCTGTGACCCGGTATCGCCCTTAACTCCTTGGATTCCTTGTGGCCCAGAGGGTCCTACTTCGCCCTGAGGGCCTTCAGGACCGACGCTTCCAAGGGGGCCCGCAGGCCCTTGCCCGCCCGAGGGCGTGAACGCGATCTCCACGGGGGCGGGAAGCGTGAAGTTGACCGGGGCCTGGGTCACCTGGATCGTGGTCATAGCGAACTCACCGAGATGTACCCATACAGGCGAACCTGGCCCCCCGAGGAGGTGGCTTTCCAGAGATACAGGCCCGGCTCCTCGACCGTTCCAGTGACGGTGAACACCGTGTCGGCCCCGTCAAGTACAGCAGACACGGCGGGGCCGGTCACCAACTCCTTGGTCCAGGTCAGCGTCTCAACTGCGTAGGTTCCATGCCAGTCCTGCGCAGTCACGGTGATGGGCTCATTCAGCGGCTCGCCGGGGAACATCTCGATGTCCACCCGCCCGTTCACGGTGCGGATCGTAGCCATCAGACCTTCTCCCCGTTGTCTCGGGCGTCATTGTTAGTGCCCTGGTCAACCGATCCCGCTACGCCGGAGTTTCCCTGGCGGGGGGTGGGGTCCTTGGGGTTCTGTTGCTGCACGGTCGGCTCCGGGGGGTTGGGATCGGTCCAGTTGTTGAAGCCATCCGGCTCCGGGAGTTTGTCCGCGTCCAGGTTGCTCATGTCGAGCAGCAGGCTGATGACCGGCCTGGCTTCCTCACGGCTGAGGATGCCCTGGCCTACGCCCTGGTAGATCGACTGAAGCACGCGGTATGCGGGGTCCTTGTCGATGGTCGGGAACTTGACTGTGGTCTTGGCGTTCGCGCCATACTGCGCCAGGAGGCGCTTGTAGTAGTCCGCCTCGCTCGACTGGAGCGTCATGGCGAGCAAAGTCGTGGGCGGGTCGAGCGTCTCGGCAACTCCGTAGGAACCACCGGTTCCGGGGTCAGACAGCAGCGCCACGATGGACACGCCGAGCGAAGTCGCCACCATCGCGGCCAGCGGTCGCCCGTTGTTGAAGTTCACGCCCGAGCCGGTGTTGCCCATCGCGTCGATCCGTACGTCACTACCGGTCACGGCGGTGCGTCCTGCCGGGCCGTTGGTCGCGGCGGAGAACTTCTGACTGGCGTTCTTGGCTCCGGCTGCGGTGGGCGCCGAAATCTTGATCGCGATGCGGCTGAGGGCCTTCACCAGCGCGGCGTTGTCCTTGAGGTAGTTCGAGTACGCGATGACCCAGAGGTACGCGGCCATCATGTCCGGCAGGCCCCAGGTAGCGCCAATCGGGCGGTTATACGCCTTGTGAATCAGCACCCAGTCGCTGTCAATGGTGTGGGTCTGTCCGCCCGCCGTTACCTGCTCTGCGGGGTTCGGGTTCAAGTCGGTGGCGTACCACGTGCTTGTGGTCCCCACGGTGCGCTGGAGGTACATCACGCGGCTGGAGTCGTTCACGTCCGTGATGGACTGTGCGATCTGCGCCAGCGGCACGTGGATGGTCTGCTTGGTGGACTTGTTCACGAGTGTGAAGCGGTTGCCGTCCGTGTGGCGGGCGCGCATGAGCGTGTCATGGCCCTCCTCGGAGAAGAACAACTCCCAGTTGTACGGGTCCTCGATCTTGCGAGTGACCTTCTCCACGGCAGTGGGCGGCTGGATGTCGAACTCGACCCCGCGCGCGTACACGTAGTCGCGGCGCAGTTGGTGGCCTCGGTGCATGAGCGGGTTGGTGTCCACCATGTCGCGCAGGCGCTCCGAGATGCGCTTCAGTGTCGCCAGTGACAGACCCGAGTTGGATGCGCCTGCGGTCATCTCGACCCAGCCGCTCTCGATCACGTCGGTCATCCGCCCGACCACGGCGTCCAGTTCCTCGCGGGCCAGTTCCCCGTTGCTCTCGGCCACGTCCAGCGCGTCCATGAGGACGGCCATCTGCTCCTGGAGCAACATCGCCTCGCGTGAGGAGAGTTGCGTGCTCTCTTGAACGGGAATCCAGTTGAGATCAGTCATAGTTCCCCCAGTTTACCACGCTACAGCGTCTAGATACCCGATTCCTCGTCCAACTTCGGCAAATTCCGCCGAATCTAGTTGCATCCTGTCGCCGGGCTGCGGTTCGTCAAGGTATCCGAGGTCTGCCGTGGCGTAGATCACCGCGTCCGCGAAGTCGGGAGACTTTCGGCCCTGCTTACGGATGTCGTTCTTGGACTCGATGATGAGCGCCTGCGTGCCGTCCTGAATCTTGTACTGGATGCTCCCCAGTTCGTCCGTCAACTTGCTGTCGGTGGGGTCGAGGTCGATGATCCCGGCACGGAGGTTGTATCGGAAGCGGTCGAACCACTGCGCGCGAGCGTTGGCGTGCTCGGATCGGTCGTCAGGAGCCCAACCGGCCATCATCTCGATGATGTCGTAGTCGGAACCCGCGTCGTCACGGAGCCTGCGCACAATGTCCGCCACGGGGCCACCGATACCCGTACCGTCGATGCGTACCTCTGCGGCCATCGTCTCGCGCGCGATCTTGTGGATGCGCTCCGCCGTGGTCACGCCGTCTGTCCTGCCCCAGGAGTCGTACTTGCGCACCCGCCCGCAGTCGTTGGTGTACACCACGCTGAGGTCATCACCGAAGCGCGCCACGTCAACGCCCAGCACGGGGCGCATCCCCGTAGGCGCAATGTCAAGATCGTGGGCGACAGCCAAGTCCTCTGCCACGATCAGCGACTGGTCGTTGTCGAAGGCGAACTCGCCCAGGATGCGCGAGATGTAGCGTGGCGTGCCCTCGCCGTACTCGGCCTTCTTATTGTCCACGAAGGACTGGTCGGCTAGTGCAGCGAGCGGGAAGTTGTCCGGGACGACCTCGCCCGTGAAGTTCGGGTTGTCGAACACGGAGATGGTGTGCTTAGTCCAGTTGGGGAAGTCCTCACGGAAGATTGTTCCCACGTAGGCAGCGGGGTTAGTCGGGTTCAAGATGATGAGGCGGCGGGAATCTTCGGTGGGCGTGATGTTTCCGAGTGCGTCGATCATGTCCTGCTGGAGGCCGCATCCTTCGTCTCCCACCGCAAAAACACCGTGTTTAACAGCGTGGATACCCTGGAACGCATCGTCGGTCTTGTGGTCGGGTGGCTTGCGCCCAAAGCCCACGCGCTGGCCGTCGTCGGTCTTCCAGTCGTTGTCGGAGGTGATGTGGCCGGGCATCCGAGCGTAGGTGAGGCCCTCGGCGTGCCTCTTGTTCACGAGGGAGACGATCTCTCGGACCTCGTACCATATGATCGCGCTGATCTGGTGGTGGGAGGGTGCGGTCGAGGCGACACGGCCATAGGGCCAACGAGTGTCGATCCACCAACACAGCAGGATCGCGGCCAACTTCGAGTTGTGAGTCGGGATGAACGACTCGCCCGCAAGGTAGAGCGACCTGGGAGAGTCCACCTGGAGGCAGAAGTTCTTGATCCTGCGCCCCGTGAGTTGGATGTCCACGATGCTCCGCGAGGAGTGACGGCTTCGGTGGCTATCGTGATCCACCCACGCTGTTTCACGCAGGCGGAATGGATTCTCTAGCGGGCGCCAGTTCATGCGGTATCGCGTGCCCGTTACAGTACGCTCACCGTTCTTGGTGTACGCGGCCTCTGCCTGGTTACGCCATACCTTGCACCCAAGGGTCATCAGCAGTTCATACAGGCCGTCCGCAAGGGCGCTGCACGTCAGATCAATACCGACATCAGGCTTGCCGGAGTTCTTCATCAGAAAGCCGTCCGCGTCCATGAGGCCCGCCAGGAGCGCACGTCGTTGCGACTCGCTCGCGCGGAGGTATGCCTGTGGGATGTGCTTGTTTCCGAGTACCCCGAGTTCGCGCAGTTGTGTCTGGAGGCCCTTAACCACGCCGATCCAGCAGTTCTGCTTATCGTTCCACTTCATGCTGTGGTCGTAGTTGTTCTCGTTCAGCCAGTCGAGGAACGCGCTCTTGGTCGCACCGAACGCGATCTGCCCGCTGGCCGTAGACCCGTCGCCCAGCCAGAACCCCAACAGGTACGGGTCAATAGGCAGGTCCGCCTCGGGCAACTGGAGCGGAGAGGCCAACGGAATACGCCACCGGTACTGGCCGGAAGGCGTGCGCAGGCTTGCGGCAAGTTCTTGGGTCTCCAGGGTCTTGGCAGTGTGCCAGAAGTCTCGCCAGTCGCGGACACCACTCTTGGTTCCGTGAGCGCGCGAGCGCGCCATCAAGTCAAGGGCCGTCCACTCGTGCTCGGGGCCGGTGAGGATTTCACTTCCGTCATCGAACGTGATTCGGTATTCGGGGCGGTCCCACGTCGGAGATAGTCCTGACACGGAGGTGGGGTGGCCCGCTTCGTCCAGCAGCGTGTCCCCCACTCGCACATCGCCTGCTAGGAGCCAGCCGGTAGGGGTCGGGAGAGGCGTGGCGGCATCGACCGCCTTGCCAACGCCGTGGCCCGCCTTGACGATCACGTCGTGGTTGTCCACTACGGACTGGGCGATCTCGGCTTGCTTACTCCACAGGTGGAGTCCAGCGCGATCCTTAGCCCACAACTGCGGGTTCCAGAGGTACTCCTGCGCCTGACGCTCACGCCGCAGTTGGACGAGCGCTTCTTCAGTCGCCCTCTGGAACATCGTGCTCCGCCTCCACTAGGGCTGTCTCGAAGGCATCCTGGATGCGCTCGAAGGGCAGTTCAGGGTACTCGGCGCTCAGGATTTCCTGGGCCTTCAGGTACGCGGCCTTGATGAACGAGAGCATCTGCGGGACCTGGATCGCGACCAGTCTGCGCAGTTCATCATCCGTGGCGCCCGACTGCTCGTTGAGCGTCTTACGCAGGAGGTCAAGGCCCTTGGTGAGGGCGGTGTAGTCCTTGGTGTCCTGCGTGGCCTTTGCCACCCCCGCCAGGTCGTCCACGAGGTTGTAGATGCGGTACAGCAGCAACTTCTTGCGCTCGGGGTCGGTCCAGATGTCGCGCTCGGTGAGCATCGTGCGGACACGGAGGGCACACTCTGCGGGGCTAAGAACGCCGCCTACGCGGCGTGACAGTTCGGTGGCGGACTCACCCGCCGCAGCGCCCTCTAGGAGGTTGCCGTCAAACGGGCTGATCGCCGTTCCCGGCGCGGCCATTACTTCTCGGGGGAAGTGGGCGTCGGCTCGGACAGCACGAAGTTCGTGTACGTGGGCGGGACGTCCACCTTGTACGCGGACATCTTGTGGACCGCAGAGCCAAGGGTCACCACGCCAGCGAGAACCGCTGAGACCGGGGTGTTCCAGGTGAAGGTCGAGTCAATGACGTCGTACCAGAGAGCGCCAGCAGCGCCCAGGACCGCAACAGCCGAGCCGTTGTAGACGGCCTTACGCGCGCGGGGGTTCAGTTGGTCAATGAGCGACTGGATGAAGGGAAGCGGATTCATAGTGCTTCGATTGTAGCACAGGCGGGACACAAATCCAGAGTGGCGTTGACCTTCCAGCCGCTTTCGCGCAGGTCGCGCTTGAACTCGTTCCAGGTCTCGTCGGGCTCGGACACGGACTTGTCATCGCAGTCGTCACAGGTCACGCGGAGCAGTTCGTCACGCACGGTCTAACCACCTATCAATCACGACGTCACACGCAACGTCTCGGGCGCGGGCCTCCGTGCCGATGGAGCCCAACAGGTCACCGTCAAGGCGCTCGGTCTTGGCGTCTGCGAGCAGGGCGACAACCTGTGGGTTGTATTCATCGCCCCGTTTGACGTCCTCCAGGTACGTGGTCGCGTCGTCGCGGATACGCATTCCTAGGCGTCGTAGTTCTCGGTCGTACTCGGTCATGTATGGCCCTCCTGCCCTCGACTGTATCACACTATTGTGGGGGAAAGCCCACTATCATTGGTTCTCGTATGGCTGAAGTTATCTCTCGGGATATGAGAACAACGAAGCCCCTGAAGTGTACGTTCCGCTCGGGGCGGTCTTCAGGGGCTTCGTTTACCTGGGCTTGCTAAGCGTACGCGGAGCCAGGAGTTCCGCGAGCCTGCCGCTGGGCCTATCTCGGGCTTTTCCAGCAAGGGATTGAGCCTGTCCGCTGGCAGTGCGGCGTATCGGCCCCGAGGACTCGATCCTACTCGTGTTACTGATCGGTGTCAAGTGACACAACGAAGCCCCTCAACCCGGAAAGGAGTACGGGGAGGGGCTTCGTTGGCTTGCGGTCTGGCTTCTGTGTCTGACTTGGCAGGTGCCTCAACTATAGCGCTAGCGCAACGCTTGTGTCAACTGGCGAACGCGCGGTCGTACAAGGACTGCCTTACCATCTCGGGCTTGGTGTCCACAATCCTCACGACGAACAAGTCCTCCAGGGACTTGGCGGAGAGCATCGCGTTCCACTTGAAGCGGAAGGAGTGGATCGGCCACCAGTAGGTGAGGTTCCTCGGGTCGCGGTGCTCCAGAACGTACCGCTTGCGTGGGACGACTCGGAGGGCGCTGGCCTTGGACTCCCAGACGACTTGGCCGGTCATCGTGCTGTCCTCTCTGCGTCGTCGAGCCAAGCGCGGAGGGCGTTCCGCAGGTCCAGCGGGAAGTCTCGGGCGTCGGGGAACTCGATCCGCTTGCGCCAGGAGTCGAACTCTCCGGTGGGGCCCACGCTCAGGGTCAGTTCGCGGGATGTGCCTTCCAGGCGGGCCAACTTGACCCGGATCGGCAGTTCGTCGCGGCGGGGTTCTTTGGGTTCGGTCGCGGTCATCTCACGGGCCTGACTTCAGTGTACGCAAACCCAAGAACGTCTTCACCCTGGGCCGAGTGGACCACAAGATTGGAGTTCAGTGGGTTCAGGATATACCTCATTCCGTTACGGTCCTCCACGACCTCGCCGGGGTTAAGGGCGCGGCCCAGGGAAGCGAACGGGGTCTCCTTGATGAAGAACTTGGAGCCCTCGGCGGGGATGAAGACGTTCGAGTAGAAGTCGTCGAGGCTAAGTAGATAGTCTCCATCGTCATCAGGGCTCTCGACTGGAGCGCCAAGCGTGATCTCCAGGAGGGTCGTGTCGTGAGTGACCTTGATGTAGTCCCCTGCCTTGAGGGTAGTCGGGTCGGTCACTTCGGTCCAGGTGGTGCTCATGGGTGTGTTCCTTTCGTTGAGGGAGTTAAAGAAATCGTCCAAGGTGCTGTAGTCGGATAGCCACGTGACCTGGAACTCTGCGTTGTAGTCGGGGAGAACCATCTCAACTCCAAGGAGACTTGTGGGTGGCGCGGAAGAGCGCCAGGCGGGCAACACCGTACAGGTGCTGGAAGGAGGCCCGGAAGAACGGCCTCAGGCTGCCCTGTGCGGGCACGGCGTACTTGAGGTCCAACTTGCGGTCGTAGATGTACGCCATGTACGGGACGTCGTAGTCCCAGCCAGTCTCAAAGCGCCTCATCGGTTGGCCTTCCTGCTGGCTTTGGCGGTCTTGTTCTTGGCGCGGCGCTTGGCCGTGGCTTTGGTGCTGGCGGTGCCTTCGTAGATGCTGTTGCGGTGGGTGATGTTCAGCGCCAGGACCATCTTCTGGGCGGGGGTTGCGGTCAGTTCTTGCATGGGTTACGCCTCCTTTTGCGTGCAGTCTAACACAACCTTGGGGATTTTTCTGCCGGGTTTCAGAATTTCTGGAAAACCGATTTAGGTACGCGGGTGTGGCGCACCCCCCTCAAACCCTACTCCGCCGGTATGAATTGAGTTCTTTTGTTATCGAACCGTTACCGTTTCGGTCCCCATCGGCGTGCTTCGGGTATAGTCTGTCCTTGTCGGCAACCGCTGACCCTACCTGTGGAGTGTGCTATGTCTACACGTCCTTTTGTCTCCTGCGCTGGTTTGGAGTGTGTTACGTTCGTCCGCCTATCCGATGGGTCCTACGCGGGACACTGGGCAGGTCACTTTCGCGCTACGGCTCGCACGGCGGCTACCTTGCCCGCTCTGCTGTCTGCTCTTGACGCCGCTAGAGAGGTGCGGGTTGATCGCCACGCCAGCGCGGGACACGTAGGCCATTCCCGTCCCGACACCATGCCCACGTGCGACGTGTGCCGTGGCATCGTGGCGCGTGACGCCGCTAGGGAGGCGTGACCATGCGCCGATTTATCTACACTAACCCGGACGGGACCTCCTACACCGTCACCCGTGTGTCTGCCAAGTCCTGTGAGGTTCGGGTAGCCTACGTCTACAGGCGCGCTACTGCCACCTACGTGTCTGCCATGATCGCCCTCCCCATTGAGGACATGGCCGCCCGTGTTGTCGTTGCGGGTGGTACCATCACCGCTAGGGAGGCGTGACCGTGACTACGAACACATTTCCTCAGGCAGAGTGTTCCGCCCACGGTATGGCGCGGGCGTGCGGACATGGGCACAGGCGCTGCATGTATTGCTGTAGGGCAGAGCGCGAGACCCTTGAGAGCACGCCTACATCCCTTACCCTCACGGACGCCAAGCATGACACCATCGTGCGCAGGGCCCTGGAGTCTGCTCTAGTGGCAGGCGTAGCGACCCCCGAACTCGACTTCGGTCCTATCTACGTGCGCATGACCACTAGCGGCTACTGGGCCGTCATCGCTCCCCGTCTCGCGGAGACTCGTTGCAAGACCATCGACCAGACGGTCGCTTTGATCGTCGCTACCGCTAGGAGGACCGGTTGAGCGCCAGAACGATCAAAGTACAGAATCTACGCCTAGGGGATTTTATCACCTATGCGGGGGTAGGGACGGGCGGCGTCATGGGGTCGATCGTCAGTATGTCGCAACTGGCGAGTTTGCCGAGCGGGCGTATGTGGGATGTCGGCCTAGAGCGTAAGGACTGGCGCGGCGTGGTCACCTTGGCAGACGATGACCTAGTGACGGTAGAGCGCTAGCGCAGTAGGTCCGCTCTCTCTAGTAGAGAGCGGAGCCTAGTCCGCTAGGACACACAAACAAAAGAAAGGGAAGTAACATGCTCACTCCTATCTACGAAGGTAGTACCACGCTCACCGCGTTGTTGAGCGACCCTGATGTTATCTGTGATGACGCCGCTCCAACGTATGGGCGTACCGTGAGCGGATACGGAGCCAAGATTCCCACGCGCTACCGTGTCCGGCATTTAGGACGCGTGAGGCGCGTTTATGTCATGCAATACGGGAACGCCGGGAGTGCTTATATCGTCGTGGGAGGAACCACGCAATTTATTGACTTGTACTAGCGCAGTAGGTCCGTTCTCTCTAGTAGAGAGCGGAGCCTAGTCCGCTAGGACACACAAACAAAGGACAGGAATAATGGGAATTTCGATTGACGATATTAATGCGGCCATTCTGGAATCAGTGGAATGGGATTTCCAGAATGCCGCGCTGACCGACCTAGGCGTGGATGATTATGCTAATGGGACGATGCAAGATTACGCCCATGAGGCCATTGACTGCGCCATGACCTACACGTCAGACATTTTTGAAACGTGGGAGCGCTATGGGCGTCCCGACGTGGAATCAATGGGTGAGCACGATTCTATCATGTCAGCGATTACGTGGGCCGTCTACGAAACGCTACGCGAGGACGTGGACACGTGGGCGATTCTTGAAACGTGGGTCGAGTCTCATGCGGAATTGTTGCCCGCCGATATCGCGTCTGACGACGTGGAGAAAGCGTTCGAATTTCTGGCGGAATACGCGCGTAGCGAACACTAGCAGAATGGCCGGAATGGTGCGCGTAGGCGCTTGGGGTGCAATTCCCCGCCATTCCACGCGATAGAGAATCGCCCTACAGAATCGCCCTACAGAATGGAAGAGAATCATGACAGACAACACGCCTAATTTGGTTGACGCTATCCGCGCGGTCCTGCCTCATGCCAGTACAGACAACACCCTGCGCATCCTCAACGGCGTTCGCGTCGTGAGCGGGGAGGTGTGGGCAACTGATCGTTTCACGCTAGCACGCGCCACGTTTGACGCGGAATACATGGGCGACCACGATATTTTCGTAAGTGTGGGAACGGCCAAGATGATTCTCGCGGCAAAATCCCCACTGGCAAGCATCAGCCTTAGTGACGACGGCGAAAGTGCCACACTCCGCCTTGTCAACGGTCAAACGTTTCAAGCCCCGGCAACGTCCGAGATGGGAGACTATCCCAACGTCTCGCACTTGATTCCCACGGGTGAGCCGGTCGCTACTGAAAATATCGCGCTCAGATGGGAGAACCTTGACAAGTTTGCTCCTAAGCATTTCCCTCACAAAGATGCCCGAGCGCGTCGCTATCACGCGCCACGTCTGGCAATGTACGGCGAGACTAAGCCCGTGCAGATCACGTTCGGCGAGTTTCCCTGGTACGTCGGGTTGATCGTCCCGGTTCTCATCACCAACTAGCGCCGGCTAACCCCCTAAGCCCTGCCGGTCCTAAGCCGGGACGCGGAATGCAAACGCCGCAAGGGCACGAACCGCAAACGCGGGACACCTAGAAAGGAAAGAATCATGGAAAAGACATACCGCGCATTCAGCGACACGGATTCAGATAACCCCCTTGACTGGGCAGACGCCTGTAAGTTGTTTGTGTACCGCGCCGATAGGTCACGCGGGGTCGAACATGGCGCGCCTAACGGGACTATCGCGGCATTTCTCCACGCTTTCGGCATGGGCCACGATGAAGCGCTGTCTCTCAAGGTGGCACAACGGTACGCCCGAATGATTGAACCGGAAAGCCTGCCCGTCATCCAAGAGGCTTGGCGCGGCTACGCACAAAGCGACTGGGCAGACGTCATTGTCACGGGGGAGTATGCCGAAAGCGTCTACCGCTCCTGGGCCCAGTGGATGCGCGGCGACGTGTGGACAGTGTGCGAATACGAAACGGAAGAATGCGACAAGGGCGAAACTCACGAAACGCTCACTGATTCACTTTCTGGCATCTACGCCGACAGTGAAGAGGAGGCTATCGCCTACTATCGCGACAACCACTAGCGCCCCTAGGTCCGTTCCTGGCAAACGTCGGGAGCGTGGCCTAGTGATTCTAGCAACAACGCTAATCACCTAACGAAAGGTACTAAAATGTCACGTCCCGATTCCAAGCGCACCCCCCAGGCCAAGGCACAGTCAATCGCCAAGCGTCAGGCGCGCAACACCCGATGGGCCGCAAAGGCCGACACCGACCGCGCTATGCGTTCCCTGGGGCTCGCGGGTGGTGCCAAGTGAGCGCCGCGCTCCGGACACGCGAGACGTGCCTTGATGTGTGGCTCAAGTTTGACGCGCCGGACGATGAGGAAGCAAGCCACGAAGCGAACACGTACCGCACGCCGGACGGCTATCGCGTCGAGTGGTCTCACCCGGCGGTAGGGCTTATCTCTTCCTCCCAGTTGTTCCCCACGTACCCGGAAGCCTGCGCGTGGCTTACGGCTAACGGCTACCAGGATTTCACATCGTGACCCTCAAGGAGGCCCTCGACGCCTACGACGCCGCGCTAGACCGCGCCGATGCTGACTACCGCGCCGCTATCCAAGCGTCAGACGCCGTAGGAGCCTCACCACGCCCCTGAAAACCCCCGACCCTCCCCGGACTACCTAGCCGCCATAAAAGTCGCTCCTAGGCCCCGTACAAGGCCAGTGAAGGCCACACCTACCCGAAAGGACACCCGCCATGAAAATCGCCCTGCGCTCCCTCACGGCTCTATCCGTGATCCTCCTCGCCGCGTCCAACGCCAGCGACCCCCGTGCAGGCAAGGTCCTGCTGGTCGCCCTGGTGCTCGCACTGTGGGCCGCGTCAGAGAGCCGCCACGACCGCTCCAAGCCCCAAGGACCTCGTTGAGCAGCCTAGGCGCGCTACTCGGTCTGTGGTTCGGCCTCGTGGCGAGCGCGGCCCTCATAGCGACCATCGTCGCGGGCTGCGGCCCTCATGACAAGACGCCGCCCTAGGCCGATCCAGCACTCCCGAGAGGCCGAGAGACCGGGACCAGAAGACCCCGATCTAATTCCCCACCCGAGGAAAAGTGAAACGCCCCCCCTCTCTAAACCCCTATATGGCACATAGCATATATACACACAACACATATGGGTATATATACACACTACATATATACTATATTCAATAAGTGTTTTTTTAGAGAGAGACCCAGAAACTGACCCTCACAAAACGGACATTCCCGTACAAACAGCCCCTCCCTCCCCCACCAAAACGGCCTCCGAACCCCCTCCGAACCCCCTCAAAAATGAAAACGCCATATCGCCCCCCGCTATGACATGGCAAAAAAACATGGCAAAAGTTATCCACAGCCCCACAAAAACGCCATGAGAAAACACCATGTCACAGCGCCCCGTTCAATAGTGTTCACAAGACGTTGACACGTCAACCACACAAATCGGGCCCTCCGTTACCAAATCGTGACCATGTTCGCCCGAGCAAAACCCACTAAAAACTTGACAGCACGCCCACAGACCACTAGGTTTGTACTAGGCCCCGGGGCCGCGAACCTAGCGAAAACCCACACAAAGGAGACACCCAGCATGGCAAAGATCAACGGTCGCAAGGCCGCAGAGACCATCGCCCAGCGCATCGACTTCACCTCTCACGGAACCTTGAGCGCCCGCACCTACGCCCCGACCGACTTTGCTCCCAACTTCTACGGCTCCCAGTTGCCTCGCGAGCACCGAGACGCTTTGTTCGCGGCTCTCAAGGCGGGACCGGTCTACGTGGTGTTCTCCTACGAGACTCCCATCGCGTGGTTCTCCGAGCACGACATCACGTGGCACAAGCCGGACGTAAAGTACAGCATGACCACTTCCCACCACCAGGGCCGTTGCCCTCGCGACGGACAGGAGGGCTAGAGAGTGTTCACGGCAGTAGCAACCACCGAGGTTGACATGGCAAAGATCGATCGTACTCCCGCACGGATCATCGTCAACGACTTGTGCGCCTACCGTGTGGCAGATGTTCTCTGGGACGGCACACGGGCCGACGTGCTGGCCGGAGCACACGCCTTGGCAAAGCGGGTGCGCGGTGGCGTTCGTATCGTCACTGTGAGCGGCCTCACGTACTACCCGGAAGAGTTGGGGTACTAGCGTGACCTACTACATTGGACACCTGTGGATCGGAGAACGGGGTACTCCCGAACACCACCGCTTTGCCAGCACCATGCGAGAGCGTACGCCAGCGCAGGCGGAAAGGCTCAAGAGGGAACTGATGGAAGCGATGGGCGACGGAGAGAGTGGCATCACTCACTGGGAACTGTACAAAATCAGCGACGGCGAACCATTCCTGCTAGCATCCGCAAACGACTAGAAAGGACTGACAGCATGGCTACCGAGTACAAGGCAGGGGACCGCGTTCTCAGTTTCAAGGGCGACGCGGGGACCATCCGGGAGGCTTGGGGAATGGATGATGGGTACAACGTGCCTCACTACTACGTGACCTGGGACGACGGTTACAATGAGCCGCACCGCTACTACCACGAGGACCTTGAGCCCCTGACCGAAAAGGAGAACTAGAAATGACCCGCCACCACGTAGACTGTGACGTGTACCAAGCAACGCTAGAGGCCGAGACCATCGAGACGTTTGGCCTTGACGACGAACCACCAAACCCCTCAGATTACGCCTGTAACTCAGAGTGCCAGCCCGAAATCGCGTACGTCACCGGGACGATCACGTTCGACAACGGCGAGACCGTGGAGTTTGAGTTGATGCCGGATCACCACACCCGAGACGGCAACACCCGAGAGTACCTTGGCTACGCGGTTGACCCGTGTGAAGCCATGCACAAGGCCCTGGTTGACGGAGATTGTTTTTACAACGGAGAGGAGGACTGACGTGACCGACTACCCCAGTACCAAGTGCGGCGTCTGCCACCTGTTCGTGGAGCGCCAGTCAGACGACGACATCGAAGCGGGATTCGCGGAGTACATTCACCTCCACCGAGGGGATGACGCCGATGAATCTCTTGACGATACCCACGAGGCTACGGAGGGTGAGACTCAGATGCTCTCGTGGTGGATGGTCAACGGACCCCAGGAGATGCTTGACCGCTTTTCAGATGGAGAGGAGAACTAGCATGACCGAGACCCGAGACCTCAAGATCGGAGACGTGGTGGACACGGAACCGCTGGGGTGCTACCCGAACGAAATCACCGTGGTCACCCACGTGGGCGGTACGTGTGACTCACCCTACCACTTGGGCCACACGTTCGTGATCGTCACCGACTATGACCGGGACACGAACGAGCCTACGGGAGCAGAGAGCGACTGGTGCGCGCCCTCCGATAAGGAGTTCTGGACAGTCGTGGGACAGCGCCCTGACCTGGCTCAGCGGTTGTCCTACGCCCGAGGGCTGACCGAAGCCGCCAACGAAATCGAGGCCCGCTGGTGAGCGTCGCATTCACGAACCCCGGAATGAGGCTTGTGCGCCCTGGTACGGACGTGTGGGCCAAGGTGTTGGACTCCACCGGAGACATGGCGCTGGTGAGCCTCTGCCGTGGGGAACACTACTTCAGGGACGTGTGGCTGACCCTGTTTGACCTTGACAATTTCGTGGTTGACACCACGCCCCAAGCCGACTAGGCTGACACTAGACCTAAACGAAGTACGAGAGAAAAGGAGACCGTAATGCCCTTCGCATACAAGATGCTCAACCCCGGGCGTATCGCACCGGTTCAGGGTTCGTTTGTTTACCCGGAAATTGGTAAGTGGACCAAGAAGATCGAGGCCAAGGAGTTGCTGATGTGCTTCACCGGCTACCACGTGGCGCGTACGCCTGCCGAGATTCTGGCGCACCGGGCTACCGACGTGTATCTGTGTGAGTACGACGGCGAGACGGTGGAAGGAACCGACAAGTTGCTGGTTCAGCGCGTCCGCCTCATCAAGCAGGTCATGGGCCAGCGCGAGTGGGTGTTGTTCGCCGCTGACTGCGCTGAGCACGTGCTCGCCAACTTTGAATCAGTGTTCCCGGACGATGACCGCCCCCGCAAGGCGCTGGATGCGGCAAGAGCGTTTGCTCTTGACCCTTCAGACAAGAACCGTGACGCCGCCGAGTCCGCCGAGTCCGCCGCCAGGTCCGCCGCCGCCTGGTCCGCCGAGTCCGCCGAGTCCGCCTCCGAGTCCGCCGCCGAGTCCGCCGCCTGGTCCGCCGCCGCCTGGTCCGCCGAACGAGAGTGGGGCTACGCGAGGCTTCAGCAGTACCTTGATGGGACAGCCACATCGAACGAAAGGAGCCACAAGTGACGCACAACTTCAAGCCCGGAGACAAGATCACCATGCGCGTGGGCGCTAGGAGCATGTATGGCACGCACCTGGGGGGCATGAAGGGCGCGGTGCGTTACGCCACCGGGTACGGAGCCTACCCACTGGGCGTGACGTTCGAGGGGCTCCCCTTCCCCCATTACTGTGTCCGCCCGGAGGACGTGCTGCTCGCAGAGGACGACACGGCGAAGATCAAGGCCGCGCTGGCTGTCGTGAAGGCCAAGGGCGGCTACTGCTCCGACTTTGACCGTGCCGTGGAAGAGGCGGAGAACCTCGACCTTCTTGGTCGATTGAAGGCCGTTGCTGAGAAGCGCAACCGGGGCGACATCTACTTCGACGCGCACCCGCCCAAGCCGGAGTACCAGGACGGCGACCGCGTTCACTACACCCAGGATGGGTGGGACTGGCTGGTAGCGCGGATCGACGGGGAGTGGGTGTGGGGGCTTCTCCTGAATGACGTGTGGACGGAGGTCGCCGTGGAGTCAATCTCCGCCAAGGAAGTGAAGACGTGGCGCTTTGGTGACGTGGTGACGGAGGACAACAAGCCTGACGTTCCGTTCAACGCGGTGGACCAAACCGGTCGCGTCCGCACCGAGTCCCAGAGCCTCGATACCGGAGATACCTGGCGTCTGATCTGGCTCGACGGTCAGGAACTCGTGTGCGCGGCGACCTGCTAGGCTCTGGGTATGTGAAGGGACTGGGCCCGGTGAGGGTGTTCGAGGCTATCGGCTTCAAGGACCGCTTCTGTGTGGCCCACAAGAACTCAGACCAAACGCGGTTCATACGCCGCGACCAACTTGAATGGAGGACTAAGTAATGGACATCAAGTATTTCAAGGTCTCTGACTTCCAGCGCGTCGAGATCACCGTGGCGGGCTAGCGTGACCGTCCATTGGCGCTACCTCAACAGCGGATATGACACGCGCGGTCGGGGAAGGAACCCCACCTGGGCGCCCACGTCAAAGCGAGGTACGTTCGGGGTGCTAGTGAAGCCGGACGAGATTGAGTGGGAGCGAGACGAGGGCTACCCGGACAACAACGCGGGACGCGTACGTGCGGCGGTGGACTTCCTGGACATGCACCCCAGCGAGACCTGCGTGGTTCATGTGACGGGAGACAGTCTTGACTACGCCACGCAGGTCGTACACAAAATGCTGTCCAAGGACGGACTGGCAGGCCGCTTCGCGGCTCATGACCGAGGCAACGGATACGTAACCCTCACTCGAAAGGAGACGCTATGACGCTCGCTGGAGAGGCAAGAAAGTGCCTCTTGTGCGGATCACGGTACATGGAGTATTGTGAACACTGTGACCGACCATGCAAGAAGAAGTGGTGCGGAACATGTAAGAACATCGAATCCGCGCAGAAGAGCGCGAGGAAGGGGAAGCCATGACGAACGACAACTCCGTATTGTGGGTGTTGCCCGAGCAGTACGGCCCTGAGACCACCGCCGAGCAACTGACGGCGCAGATCACGCTCGACCACTCCGCTATGTTCCCCCAGGAACTCACCGACACGGTGCCCTGCGACCGCTGGGGCCAGGCTGATGTGTACAACGCGGACCCCGCCCCCGTGACCGCAGACGGAGTGCTGACCTGGGCCCACGGCCAGCCCGAGGACTCCTCGATCTACGTGAGCCACACCTGGGTGTACGGCGGTGACTGCCCCACCGAGGTAACGCCGTCTCCGCTCCCCAGCCCTACCCCGGAGGCATCAGTGCCTCCGACGCCGCCCCTCCCCACGCCGCAGTTGGCGGAGACGGGCATCGACCCCGCTGTAGGCGCGTACGTGGCGTTCGTGCTGGTCATCGGGGGACTTAGCCTCCTGAAGTGGGGGAAGCGCTGATGCTAGAGGGATCGTACTTCGGTTCGGGCGTCAACGCGGTTGACGTGTCCCGCCCGTACATCTGTTGGGAAGAGTGCGGATTTGACGGCACGGTGGAGGGCACCCTGGACGACGGGTTCTTCATGTCCCACTGCCCATCATGCGGCTACGACATCGAGGTGGCCGAGTGATTACGCTCCTGCTCCCCGCGCACACGGCTGGCCGACTGACCACGATGTCCGACCCGAGCGAGGTTCCCTGGAACCCGGACTCCGGATTTACGGTTTCGGAACTCGGAATCCGCCTGCGCAACGGCGGCGAGACCGTCAAGTGGCTGAAGTCCTTCGGCATGTACCTTGAGGTGCTCCGTGTCGATCACGCGGGCACGTGGTTTGAACTCGACCCCAACTGGAAGGAGTCGTCATGACCGACCCGCGCGCCTACCTGGCGGACGTGCTCGCGAAGGCCGACGCGGTAGACGAGTTCCAGGGCGCTTGGGAGTGGCGCGAATCAACCCCCGGCCTGGGCAACATCTACCA